TCACTGGTCGTCCCCCGGCAACGATGGCGAGCGCGCAATCCACTTTTTTGCCCGACCGTACTCCACGGCTTCGCGCAGAATCTCGTTCTCCATCGTCTTCTTGCCGAGCATGCGCTGCAGTTCACGGACTTGCTTGAGCGCCTCAGCAAGCTCCGAGGCCGGCACCACGTCCTCGCCCGCGCTCACCGCCGACAGGCTGCCGTCCTGGTACAGCTTGCGCCACTGGAACACCTGATTCGGGTTCACACCGTGCTGGCGCGCCACCATCGAGACCGTCTTGCCCGGCTCGAAGCTCTCCCTGACCATCGCCAGCTTCTCTTCCACCGACCACCGCCGGCGGCGCTCCGGCCCCGTCAACACTTCCATCACTTCTTGTTTGCTGCTAGTCATAAACACAGTCGTATGCCTACCCGTTAGTTTAAGTGGGTGACTGTGTCCGGGGATTCAGGGGGCCGCTCCAGCGGGGCGTTCACTCTCCCCGGCATCGCTTTCCTGCTCGGCAGGGTCATTCATCGGTTCCGACATGTTTCAGGGCGTGTTGTGAGGTCAATGTAACCTGGGGTTGAAATTGACACCTCTATAGGCGTTGGCTTAGACACATGTCGCCATGCCTCTTACAAATCAAAGGCCTACACGATCAGGCTTGCGAGCGCTGAAGCTCAATCTTTCAGTGCTCAGGAACCCCGAACACCTTGTCTCAAGGTGTTCGGGGCGGTGTGCCCAAAAAATGAGCAAGATTTGCGCATAAGCCGATGCTCTATAGGGCTTTCGTCCGGGCTCACTCTTGATCCGTTGCTGCCATAAATCCCGTTGTATAGATTGGTATCACCGCTAGGAAGCTGAGTAAATAGCCGGCGTTGAACTCAGTCCTGTTTGTTGCCACCGTCGACACTATGCGGCCAGCCTGACATTTCTCTAACCTTCGACTGCACGCAATTTCACCCGGGAGGGAGTGTTCACGAGCACGGTCATGTACTGGCACGCTCGGCCTGTATTGGCTGAACTGGCCAATGTCCAGACGACGAGTTTGCAGGTTATCAGATTGGCATGCCCGTGATCCAAGAGCAACCAGTATGGCGGGCTAGACCACGCCCCTCCCTCCTTTGGAGGATTAAGGTTCACCGCAACCCTGCAGATAGCGATGCATCGGCCCATCACCATGACGACACGGCTCGGACAGGCCAGCATGATCCGGTCCAGTAAAAGCTTATCGCGGCTCTCATGCTCTGCTTCTTCGGATACTGACAGCGAGCTCAGCAGGACGCCTTCAGGGCGTTTGACCTTCTCGGTCACCATCCAAACCACCTCATTGGCCCGGTTCTGATCACCATCAGACCGGGCTTTTTTTTTCCGGACCGCACAGATTCGATTTGAGGAACGAGTTTGAGGAATCTGAGTAACGGTCTGAGGAATCCCGTTCGAGACGATACGGACATCGGTTGCAGCGCTGGCGCAAGCCTCTGCAACCGGTGTGTATCCACTCTTGAACGCCAGATTTCATGTCCCGTGAACAGACCCCTGACGCCGCACTGCGTCCTCATCTGACCCAGCGAGACCTCGCTATCCGCTGGGGCCGAGCCGAATCCACCATCGCACGCTATCGCTCGGACGGCGTCGGCCCGCGATTCCTCAAAATCGGCGGTGCCGTCCTCTACCGCCTGGAGGACATCGAACACTTCGAGCAGGAGAGCCTCTATAGGAGCTCGAGCAATCGCTGCGAGGACACCGAGGGCGATATCGACGTGCCCGGCTGCACCCAGGACTCGGAAGGAGGCGCAGCATGAACCTCGCCGCGCTCCAACACGCCATGCAACTGCCCCCGGCGCACTACGCCGAGGCCCCCCTGGAAACGTACCGCCAGTTCATCGCCCAAGTTGAGCAGCTGCACGCGTTCGCCAAGGAGGCACGTGCATTCGCCGACGTGGTCAGCGAACTGCGCTACGCCGACCTGGCCCGCCAGGCCATTCTGGCAACCGGCCGCGATCACGGTACGGTCCGCATTGATGACCGCGGCCAGACGGTCAAGTGCGAACTGACGAACAACGTCGTTTGGGACCAGACCAAGTTGCGGCAACTGGCTCGCAATATCGCAGCCTCGGGCGACATCCCCGAGCAGTACATGACCATCACCTACAAGGTATCGGAGACCAAGTACAAGAACTGGCCCGACGTCATGCGCAAGCAGTTCGAGGGAGCCCGTACCGTGCGGCCGGGCAAGCCCAGCTTCGCGTTGGAACAGCCGGATGTCGTGCTCGCCGCACAGGAGGCATGGCAATGACGCTGCCCATCATCAGTGCGGACCAGCGCCTGGCCGAGCCCCGCTGCGCCAAGATCGTCCTCGTCGGGATTCCCGGCGCGGGCAAGACCAGCCAGCTCAAGACGCTGCCCGAAGACAGCACCCTGTTTGTCGATCTGGAGGCGGGTGACCTGGCAGTGCTGGATTGGTATGGCGACACGCTGCGCCCGCGCTCGTGGCCCGAGTTCCGCGACCTGGTCGTGTTCCTGGCCGGCCCCAACCCGGCGGCCAGCCCGGAGCAGCCGTACTCGCAGGCGCACTTCGATGCGGTGTGCCGCCGCTATGGCAACCCGGCGCAGCTGGACAAATACTGCACGTACTTTGTGGACTCGATCACCGTGCTGTCCCGGCTCTGCTTGGCCTGGGCCAAGACGCAACCGCAGGCGTTTTCGGAGCGCACCGGCAAGCCGGACACGCGGGGCGCCTACGGCCTGCTCGGTACCGAGATGATCGCGGCCCTCACGCACCTGCAGCACGTGCGCGACAAGCACGTCGTGTTCGTGGCGATTCTGGAAGAGAAGGTTGACGAGTTCAACCGGCGGTTCTTCGGGATCCAGCTCGAGGGCAGCAAGACCGCGCTGGAGCTGCCCGGTGTCATCGATGAGGTGATCACGCTGGCGCTGCTGCGTCCCGACGCACCGGTGGAAGGGGAGGCGGCTGCCGAGCCGGCGGAGCCGTTCCGCGCGTTCGTCACCAACACCGACAACGCCTGGGGTTACCCGGCCAAGGACCGCTCTGGGCGCCTGGACGCCCTGGAGGAGCCGCACCTGGGCAAGTTGATCGCCAAGACCGCGGCGCCCCGCAAGCCCGTGCCGCTCGCCGGCGCCACGACACAACCGAATTTTTCCTGATCCCTGAGAGCTTTGAACATGACGTTTTGGAACGATTTCAACGACGCCGGCCGACAAGTCACCTTCGACCTGATCCCCAAGGGCACGCTGCTCAAGGTCCGCATGACCGTCCGTCCGGGCGGTTATGACGATCCGTCCCGTGGCTGGACGGGCGGCTGGGCCACGGAATCCGAGCACACCGGCAGTGTGTATCTCGCCAGCGAGTTCGTCGTGCTCGACGGGCCGTTTGCCAAGCGCAAGCTGTGGTCGATGATCGGCCTGTATTCGCCCAAGGGTGACGAATGGTCCAACATGGGCCGGGTCTTTGCGCGGGCCGCGCTCAACTCCGCGCGTGGCGTGCATCCGGAGGACAACGGCCCTCAGGCCCAGGCCGCACGCCGGATCCGCGACCTCGGCGAACTCAACGGCCTGGTGTTCATCGGCCGCGTCGACATCGAACTCGATAGCCGCGGCGACGCCCGCAACGTAATTCGGCAGGCGGTGGAGCCGGACCACAAGGACTACCTCGCGCTCATGGGCGGCAACACGCCGCCGGCGAACGTCGCCAACGCCGGGGGGGGCCGCGCGCACGCACCCGCTGCGTCGGCGCCGGCACACGCCGCCCAAACGCGCCCTGCGGCCGGCTTCGCCCGTCCGTCGTGGGCGCAGTGAGGAGGGGGCGTGCAATGCTGGGTTTGTCGCCAACAAGCACGTGGCTACCGGCACTCGGACCTGCGCTTTCGCGTGGGCGATCCGCGTCGCCATCCGCCCGACTGGGCCTTCTGCTCGCGTCGCTGCCAGGACGCCTTTCACGCGATGTACGGGGCTTGGCGCGAGACCGAGCCACCGTTGTCCGAGACGCTCACACGGGAGGCCCACATGCCTGAGACCACCGCGCAGCAGCGCGCTGCGATGCGCCGCTGCCTGCGGCCCTTCGGGCGCGTGGCGGGCGAGATCGGCTTCGACAAACCGCTTGGCCACTACACCGAAGAAGAAGCCCTGCGGGTGATCGAGGCCATCGTGTTCGCGTACGTGGACACGATGGCGATCGATGCACCCCGTGCCCAGGCCGCCCCCAGGGTGGCAGGGCGTTCCGTAGGACTGTCGGCGGATGCGTTCGCCGACTTGGAAGATGACATTCCGTGGTAACCGCAATGCTGGACTTCAATCACCGTCCCAAAACCCACGGCGCCATCGATCCGCGCCGTACCCGTCGAGCCGAGCGTCCGCGCCCGCTCGTGACCATGCGAGTCGTGGAGCGACTGCTGCTGCGCCACGTCAACTCACCTGCCACCGGCCCGCTGCCGGAACAGCGCCTGATCGTGGCGGTGCTCTGCCAGGCCATCGCCGACGCCCGTTATGCGGAGAGCCAGTCCGTGCAGGACGACGCAGAGCGCTTCCTGCGCGGCGATGATCTTGCGCAGGTGGCTGGGCTGATCGACCTCAATCCCGCGTTTGTTCGCGAGGTGGCGGTCAAGACCGGCTATCTCCTGGCGGCCGCTGACGAACTGCAAGAATGGAGCGTCCATGCTCGACTTCAATGACAGCCCACCGCAGGGCCGGGAGGTCGCTCGTCCCGCATCCTCGGACGGGGAACGGGAGCACATCCGCAGCCTGTTGCTTGAGCGGCTGGACTCGGTGCTGGCCATCCTGTTTCCGGCCGGCAAGAAGCGTCGGAACAAGTTCGTCATCGGCGACGTCCACGGGAACCCTGGCGACAGCCTGGAAATCGTGCTCGACGGGGAGAAGGCTGGCCTGTGGACGGACCGGGCCACGGGCGACGGCGGGGATGTGTTTGCCGTGATCGCGGGCAACCTGGGGGTCGACGTGCACACGCAGTTCCCGCAGGTGCTGGCGCGGGCTGCGGACCTGCTCGGCCTCGTCAGCACGCAGCCGGTGCGGCGCAAACGCCGCGAGCCGCCGACGGACGAGCTTGGCCCGCAGACGGCCAAGTGGGACTACCTGGACGCCGCCGGCAAGCTGCTTGGTGTGGTGTACCGCTATGACCCGCCCGGCCGAGGCAAGGAGTTCCGCCCTTGGGATGCCAAGCGGCGCAAGATGGCGCCGCCGGATCCGCGCCCGCTGTACAACCAGCCGGGGCTGGCGAGCGCCGCGCAAGCCGTGCTGGTCGAAGGCGAGAAGTGCGCCCAGGCCCTGATCGACACCGGCATCGTCGCCACCACGGCGATGCACGGGGCGAACGCGCCCGTGGACAAGACCGACTGGTCCCCGCTGGCCGGCAAGGCCGTGCTGATCTGGCCCGACCGGGACAAGCCGGGCTGGGAGTATGCCGACCGGGCGTCGCAGGCGATCCTGCAGGCGGGCGCCGTGTCGGTGGCCATCCTTTTACCGCCGGACGATAAGCCGGAGGGCTGGGATGCCGCCGACGCGATAGAGGAGGACTTCGACATCGGCGGCTATTTGGCGGCCGGTGCACGGGTGCCCGTGGTACTGGAGGTGGACGACACCGTGTCGGCGGAAGTGCTGGAGGGCGTGGACTGGGAAACCGAGGACGGGCTGGCGACGGCCTTCACTCGCCGCTACGGCGACGACTGGCGCTACTGCTCCCTGTGGGGCAAGTGGCTGGTCTGGACCGGTGTGCGCTGGAATCACGACCAGTTGCTCTACGTCACCCACCTGTCGCGCGGCATCTGCCGGGCGGCCTCGTTCAAGGCGGAAACGCCGCGGCAGAAAACCAAGCTGGCGAGCTCGTCGACCATCGCCTCGGTCGAGAAGATCGCCCGCTCGGACCCGAAGCACGCAGCCACCGCCGACGAGTGGGATGCCGATGTGTGGGCGCTGAACACGCCGGGAGGGGTGGTCGACCTGCGCACGGGCCACCTGCGTGCGCATCGGCGCGAAGACCGGATGACCAAGGTGACCACGGCGACGCCGCGCGGGCGCAACGGGGAGGGCTGCCCATCGTGGCAGGCGTTCATCGATGATATCACCGGCGGCAATACGGATCTCGCGGCCTACCTGCAGCGGATGGCGGGCTACGCGCTGACCGGGTCGACGCAGGAGCATGCGCTGTTCTTCCTGTACGGCACGGGTGCCAACGGCAAGTCGGTGTTCGTCAACACGCTGGCGACGATCCTCGGCGACTACGCGGTTAACGCGGCCATGGACACGTTCATGGAAACGCGCGCTGATCGGCATCCGACCGACATGGCGGGCCTGCGCGGCGCGCGTTTCGTGGCGGCCATCGAGACGGAGCAGGGACGGCGGTGGGCCGAATCGAAGGTCAAGAACCTGACGGGAGGCGACAAGATCTCTGCGCGCTTTATGCGTCAGGACTTCTTCGAGTTCTTCCCACAGTTCAAGCTGTTTGTTGCGGGCAACCACAAGCCGGCCATCCGCAACATCGACGAGGCGATGAAGCGACGGCTGCACCTGATCCCGTTCACGATCACCGTGCCACCCGAGCGCCGGGACAAGCACCTGCAGCAGAAGCTGCTGGCCGAGCGGGACAGCATCCTGGCGTGGGCTATCCAGGGCTGCCTGGACTGGCAACGATTGGGACGGTTGCAGCCGCCGCAACAGGTGTTGGACGCGACCGAGGAGTATTTCGAGGCCGAGGACGCGCTGGGCCGCTGGCTGGACGAACGCTGTGTGCGAGAGGCCAACGCCAAGACGTTGACCGCCGAATTGTTCAATGACTGGAAACAGTGGGCGGAAGCCGCAGGCGAGTTTGCCGGGTCGCAAAAGCGATTTGCTGATTTGTTGCTCATCCGCGGCGTCGAGAAATGGCGGAATACAGCGGGTTTGCGGGGCTTCCGTGGCGTGGGTCTGAAGCATCCGCCGATGCCGACCTATAGCCCGTACTCGGACAACTGAGCACCACGCCGACACATCCGACCGACGGATCGGACGGACTACGTCGTTAACTCTTACGCGTGCGTATACGCGCGCACCTTATGGAGGTTTCGATGTAGTGCGTCCGATCCGTCGGTCCGAACAAAACGAAGGACTGAAATCATGACGACGACCCACGTCGCCCAACGTCAGAACATCAAGCTTGGCCGGGCATTGCAGCCGCTGATGTTCCGAGACGCAGGAGCTGTGGCATGAAGATTCCCACACCGTCCTACCGCTCCGCCCTGGCCCGCACCCAGCCCGAGGTCACGGACCTCGAAGCGTTCAAACGGCAAGGCTGGCGCGAGCAACGCATCCTCGTGGTGAACGAATCCGACGAGCGCCTGGACTTCCTCGAACGCGAGCTGGTGCGCCGCATCGGTGAACGGCTCTACGGTGAGGGAGGCAAGCGTCATGAGCGGTAGCACGACCGCCTGGACACTGGATTCCGTCGCAGCGCGTTTCGAGGAGGCGGCTCGTACCGGACGGACGCTTCCACCCGTGCGCGTGCAGGGCTATTTCCGCGTCTGGCCTCACATCGTGCGTGAGCAATGGGAGCGCCTGGCGGCAGACGAACAACCTCGCCACTACTATCCGCCGAGTCCCGCGGCCATCGACCGGATGCTGGAGACGATGCGGTGGGTGCAATGGCTGGACGTTGACCACCGCCACCTCGTCTGGATGCGCGCGCAAGGCGACGAATGGCGGTACATCGCCAAGCGCTATGCGTGCTGCATCAAGACGGTGCAACGCCGTTGGCAGCGTGCCATGCAGACCGTGGCCAGCCGGCTCAATGGAGGTGCCCACGTGGACGGTGAGTGAAATTGAGTAATTTCGGCAACGCCTGCGAAGGATTGCGGGGAATTGCTATCGCTTGATAAGCCAACGCAAAAAGGGGGGTGTCCCATCTTCGGCGAAAAGCGGTATATTTACGCCTATCGTGACGACATGAGCGCCGAGGCCGCGAGGCCCCCCAGGGGGCGAAGGGGTCCTTCCCCCAAAAGGCGCAATACGGGGGGCGCGAGCGCAAGACCTGCTTAGCATCAGGGTGCGAACCCAGGTTCGCACGGTTCGCGGTTCGCACCCCTGTCCGGTTCGCACGACTCCATTCCACGCCCGCCCACGGCCCGTCCGTCGGCGGGCGTTTTCATTTCTACGCGGCAATACCGCATACGGCCTGCGCCGGGATTCGTCCCCGCGTGGGCCGTTTCCTTTTGGGAACCCGAAACAGAACATGCTCAACGTCGAGTACCGCAAGGTTCAGGCGCTGATCCCCTACGCCCGGAACCCGCGAACGCACAGCGACGAGCAGGTGGCCAGGATCGCCGCCAGCATCGTGGAGTACGGCTGGACCAACCCGGTCCTGGTCGATGGCGATAACGGTGTGATCGCGGGCCATGGACGCCTGGCCGCCGCGCGCCGGCTCGGCATGGAGGAGGTCCCGGTCATTGAACTGGCGCACCTGTCGCCCACGCAGAAGCGAGCGCTCATCCTGGCCGACAACCGCATCGCGCTCGATGCGGGCTGGGACGAGGAACTGCTGGCGCTGGAATTTGCCGAGTTGGCCGATGCCGGCTACGACCTGGCCCTGACCGGGTTCGACGCAGACGAGATCGATGCCCTGTTGGCTGATGACCTTGACGACGCCGAGGGTGACAGAGGCTCGGATGCCGACGAAGCGGATGCGGCGGACGACGTGCCCCCAGCGTCGGCAGTGCCGGTGTCCCGGCTGGGCGATGTCTGGCTCCTGGGCGAGCACCGTCTGATCTGCGGCGACGCCACCGATGGCGCCGTGATCGCCGCCCTGATGGCGGGCCAGCAAGCCGCCCTGTGCTTCACCTCGCCACCCTACGCCAACCAGCGCAACTACACCAGCGGCGGCATCGCCGACTGGGACGTGCTGATGCGCGGCGTGTTCGGCAACCTGCCGATGGCCGCCGACGGCCAGGTGCTCGTCAACCTCGGACTGGTCCACCGCGACAGCGAGGTCGTCCCGTACTGGGATGCCTGGATCGGCTGGATGCGCACGCAGGGCTGGCGGCGGTTTGGCTGGTACGTCTGGGACCAGGGGCCGGGAATGCCCGGCGACTGGATGGGGCGTCTGGGGCCATCCTTCGAATTCGTCTTCCACTTCAATCGGGAGGCTCGCCGGCCGAACAAGACGGTAGCGTGCAAATACGCCGGTAAGGATGAACACCTGCGCCCAGATGGCACGTCGACGTCGATGCGGAACAAGGCCGGCGTTCGTGGGAGTTGGACGCACGAGGGCCAGGTCACCCAGGACACCCGGATCCCCGACTCCGTGATCCGCGTGATGCGGCACAAGGGCAAGATCGGCCGCGACATCGACCATCCGGCGGTATTCCCGGTGGCGCTGCCGGAGTTCGTGATCGGGGCGTACTCGGATGCGGGCGACGTCGTGTTCGAACCCTTCGGTGGCAGCGGGACCACGATGCTGGCCGCTCAACGGACCGGACGCCTGTGTCGCAGCGTCGAGATCGCGCCTGAGTACGTGGACGTGGCCATCCAACGCTTCCAGCAGAACTTCCCCGAGGTGCCGGTGACGCTGCAGTCCACGGGGCAATCCTTCGCCGAAGTCGCTGCCGAGCGGCTGGCGCACGCGGAGGTGGAGCAATGACGGCTTCCTGGCTCGCGGACAAAATCCAGCACTGGCCGATCCAGCGGCTCGCTCCCTACGCGGCAAACGCCCGAACCCACTCCGACGAACAGATCGCGCAGATCGCCGCCAGCATGGTGGAGTTCGGTTTCACGAACCCGATCCTGGCCGGCGGTGATGGCGTCATCGTTGCGGGGCACGGCCGGCTTGCTGCCGCCATGAAACTGGGGCTGCAGGCGGTGCCGGTGGTGGTACTGGATCACCTGAGCCCGACGCAGCGGCGGGCGCTGGTCATCGCTGACAACCGCATCGCCGAGAACGCCGGCTGGGACGAAGCGGTGCTGCGCGCCGAGCTCGCTGCGCTTGAGGCGGCGAACTTCGACCTGTCGTTGACGGGCTTCGATGCCGACGCGCTGGCCGAGTTGATGGACGAGGAGGAGGGCGATGCCCAAGCGGCGGACGCCGCATTACCGGAGGTGCCCGAGGATCCGATCTCTCGACCGGGGGACATCTGGGTGATGGGCGAGCACCGGCTGCTCTGTGGGGACGCCACTGTCGCCGAGAGCTACGACCGGCTGCTGCAGGGCGAGCCGGCGGACATGGTCTTCACGGATCCGCCGTACAACGTGAACTACGCCAACACGGCCAAGGACAGGGAGTGCGGCAAGAGCCGGGCCATCCTGAACGACAACCTGGGTGGAGGCTTCCACGACTTCCTGCGGGCGGCGTTGACGCCGCTGGTCGCCAATTGTCGGGGGGCAATCTATGTGGCCATGTCTTCCAGTGAACTGGACGTGCTGCAGGCGGCGTTCCGCGAAGCCGGCGGCCGTTGGTCAACCTTCATCATCTGGGCCAAAAACACTTTCACGCTCGGGCGGGCGGACTACCAGCGGCAGTACGAACCGATCCTGTACGGGTGGGCCGAGGGGGCGCAGCGCCACTGGTGTGGCGACCGCGACCAGGGCGACGTGTGGCAGATCAACAAACCTGCCCGGAACGACCTGCACCCGACGATGAAGCCCGTGGAGTTGGTGGAGCGGGCGATTCGCAATTCGAGCCGGCCGGGCGACGTGGTGCTCGACGCGTTTGGTGGCTCGGGTACGACGCTCATTGCCGCCGAGAAGGCGGGGCGTTCAGCGCGGTTGATCGAACTCGACCCGAAGTATGTGGATGTGATCGTGCGCCGCTGGCAGGACTGGACTGGCGAGCTAGCCGCCAGGGAATCGGGCGGTGCGTTGTTCGACGATCTGGCAGCATGCAGAGGCTCAGCAGTATCCAATGATCCGTAAGTCAGGGTAGTAAAGCAGCGCAAGAGCACCGAACGGATTGGGCTAGCTAGTCCAAGCGTAGGCGTGGCGTCGGAGCGCGGACTTACTGCTGTGGCATTTATAAATTAGAAATTGTCGGCTATTTCTCTGATGTGTCGATCGTTCGCCTTATGCGTTCGAGAAGCGAGAAAAGCGTGTCGCTGCTAAAGCCGGCCATGAAAGCCAAGCCGAAAGGAATGGATGAGATGGAGGCAACGACACTGCCATTGCCGGACGTGGCTGAGGGGACGACAAACCAGCCGATGATTATTCCTGCAAGTCCACCAAGAGAAATTCGCAACAATTGGAGTAGCGTCCCAATAAATTGCTTATGCGCAGGAGGCGTAACACTATTCCGATGCATGGATTCGCGCAAGAGATATACGCATGCCCCCAGCAAGCCGTACAAACCCGGCAAAAACCAAGTCATCATCAGATTTATTTTTGCTCGGATGAGAAATATAGTATCCCACGTCAGTGGATAACTAAAGGTTTGGCTCGGAATTCCAAGTTGTTTTAGGAAGCAATCGTAGCTCTTAGAGTATTCCTCGATTGCTGCGGGATGTTGTTTTTTCTCTGTATTCGCGATTTTAGATGGAATCGGTGATGCGCTGCTATCGACGCAAGGATCATCATGGTTGCCACCATTTGTTTCCCGCAGGTTCTCATTTTTTGCTTTTTCTATTAGTGCCTCTGGCGGGATGTCGCTGGAGGCATTGTTGAGGTTTTCTGCAAGCCGTCGAGTGAAATCTGGTCCATAGACTTCGAAGATTTTCGGGAGATAAAGCATGCGCGACGCCTCTCCTAATAATTTAAATAAGGAGTCGCCTTTTTCGCCAGCCTGTTTTACTTCGTCAACAAGTCTCTGGTAAGAGTCGAGTTGATCAAGCGGAGGCCCTTTGACATTGAGGACCTGCTCGTAGTGATACATTTTCCATGCGTTGTACAGCTTTTCTCTTGGCTGGCCGTTGACCCATGCTTGATACTCGCGAATTGCAGTGTCTGCTTGAGTGAGTTGTGAGTTCTGGAACGCAAGATAAATGGTGAGCAATAATGTCAAAAATCCAAGAAAAAAGGGTGCCAAAGCAACGAGCATGTGCTTCGCAATGTCAAAAAAAGACCATCTATGGATGAGAAGTGATGCGGTGATGCTCCCTATTTCCCTGATGACCCGATTTGTTTCCATGCTCAGGTCAGCAATGTTTTTTGAATCGGTGGCCCCCCCATTATTCACCGACTCGATTAGCGAGAAGATTTGGCTGTCCCGAGGGAGTTTCCCATGTCGAGTCGCGTACCATGCAACTAGGCCAGCATCACGTAGGAGATGGTCAAATTCAACTGAGTCCATGTCGATATCCTAGACCAGAGTACCTTGTAGCCAACCCTGCGGTGAGGCACATGCGCAGCGGCCGCCGGGTGGGCCAGGGTAAACGGCCCAACACCAGGATGTCGGAGTTACGCAAATGGTACCGGGCGGATGATTTGGAAGTTCGGCATTTGATGGCGCACTGAGCCCGACAAAAACCAGTCCAGCAACATAGGCGCGCCAAGATAAAGATCGTTTGCGCATTCTATGAACTCCATAAGTAATGTCGCTGTTTGAATGCCACGTCAACTTTTTGACGCCAGACTGGGTGCGGTGAAGGGTTGCTATTTATGCCTGGAATTTCGCTGTATTTGATAACTTGGCTAGAGCATAGAAGATTTGTTTGTATTTTGTCTTATCCATAATGACTATGGTGATGTTATGGATATTAAATTCAGATTTAGAAATTTGTTATTGATTCGGCATCTTTATTTTTGAGGTTGGTCGTTAGGGAAACCTCTGATCACTTTGGCTGGTGGGTTCCCGGGATTTCAGATCAAGTGGTGCCGACGCGATATCCCGTGCAAGACAGTGATTCGCCTGTGCGCTTCGCGGATAAGTCGTGCCACAGGTGCGAAGGGATGTCAGTCACCCGCACCAGGTGGCATTGCATCGCCGTTCAATCTCGGGGCTCTTTCGTGGTGAGTTCATCTTCGATTTCGCAAGCCGTCACGAAGCCTGTCAGGTGGGGCAGGCCGCGCGGGATACCGTAGGTCCGGCTGGTTCGGCTTCCGATCTGGCGCGCCATCCATCGGTCGGTAATCGCATCGATGGCGGCAGCAAGCGTCTGGCCGGCGAGCAAGGTGCCCAGCACCTCATCGGCGAAGTGGCGCCCGAACGCGCTGTCCAGAAAGAGCCGCACCGATTCGAGCGACGAGCCTGCTGCGTTCGACACCGCTGCCATGGCCAGCGGCCATGCTTCGGCGGCTCGCCCCTTCATCGTGCCGTAGAAGCCCCAATCTTCGTTGCGGGTGGCGGGTATCGGGTCGGCGGTGTTCATCGTGTGCTCCGTGTCATCAGGTGTTGTGGTGGAGCCAGTAACGCGCTGTTCGGTGCGCAAGCCAAGCGGCTCGTAAATCGGTGGCACAGGCGATCCAGGCTCCAGACTGCCGGTACCGCCCGGCGTCAGGCGGCACCGCGCTCGGTAACCGATCAGGAGTCGAGGGTCTTGGGGTAGAGGTCGCCGCTGGTGATATCGGCAACGTAGACGACATCGCGGAAGGCGCCGGGCTCATCGGCGATGCAGACGCCGCCGATGGCGCTGAGCGCGACACCGTACTTGCGAGTGAGGGCGGTGAGCTCGGTGACGAAAGCGTTGTAGTTGGCGGTGGTGATGTCCATGTTCGTGTCCTCTTGGTTGATGTCGTTGCGACACGTGTATGAACGCGCTGTTCGACCGGGAAGCCAAGCGATTGGATCAAACGCAACGCCAAAAAACTGAGCTTGGCTTGCGTGGCCGACAGCGCGTTACTGGTGCCATCACAACAGCGCCACGGAGCGAAAGATGCAAAGGACCTACCACGTGATCAACACCACCAACAGGGCGGGCGGCTTCTACGGCGCGATGCGGTATAGCGCCGCTGCGGCTTGGCCTCTCGCCATGGTGGCGATCTCCCAGACAACAGGCGCTGCACCGCGAGTGGTGCGGTTCTTTCTGGATAGCGCCCACGGAGAGCAGTTCGGCGATGAGGTGCTGAACGCCATGGGATTGGGGTTGGAGCGCGCCATCAACTGCGTGATCGCAGAATGGATGGGGCGTGCAGTCGATGAGCAAACGGCCAAGACCTACGGCATTCGACCTGGCCCGTCTTACCTGATGAGCCACTTGATCGCTGGCGCGATCGAGGTCCGCATGCTTGGGGATCTGGCGTAGGGAACGCAGGGGGAACCCTGCTGCGTGCGGACACAGTGTTCCGCGCGCACCTGGGCGATTGTCGGTGCGTCGTCTGGCAAGGAGGCCGAGCAGCGCTCGGCGTCCTTGTCTAGCATCGGTCAGCCTGCGCAGACCACGCATCAAGTGTAGTCGCTCCCTTGCGGATTGACGTACGAGGTGGAGGCGATCGGATGCGGTGACCTCGATGAAAAAGTAGAGGTCTACTGGTGCTCAGTTACCAGCTGTATGGGGAATTACTCCACTCGCGCCGGGCTTCTCTTTGCCGATCGACCGTGCTTTCTGCTATGCGATCCATCGACTTGGAGGTAAAGCTGCTGTCACCGTAGCGAGTGCTTGGATCTTTGGCGTAGGTTTTTGCATTGAAAAATCTGTTGGTATCGACGTATTCATCAATGTGGTCAAGCAACTCAGGGCCGACGTGAGGGCGACTGTATTCGGCGAGGTATTGATTGACATCCTCCGTCGTGACGTGTTGAACATTTCGCAGGTTGGCGTCCGGGTCCGGTGGGCTGTATCTGCTTCGTTGGAAAGAGGGAGGCATCGTCGGTCGCATATCGTCGGCCTCTGCCAAGGTAAAAGCCGAAGGATGTGTCGCCCAAGCGTCCACCACGACAGTATCTCTCTCACCCCATTCCGGGTCGCGCGGGTCACCGATCAGCACATACGCATGGTCGTCGTCGGCGTCGCTCACTCGAAGCAAGGGGGCGTTTAGTTGTTGGCCTGCCAGCAGTGTGTAGCTTACATTGGCGTGCTCGGCGCAGTTACCCGCTTGGTAACGAACGGCTTCTTTGGCGTGCTGAATCGGATTCTGGCAATACGTTTCATCACGCAGCATGCTCCGACGTGCCCAAGATTCACCTTCTGTATAGGTGACGTCAGGTTTCTGATTTCCCCCGCCGTAGGGCAGCATCAGCTTGACTTGCTGGACGGTCCTTTCGGCAATTTTGAGATTGTCCATCGTCTCCGAATCCACTCGTACTTTGCGTGAGCGGAACGAGCTCAGGCCGAATAGGCTTGGATCGACGGATTTGTGAAGCTTGACGACCGGCTCGCGGTGGAAGTCCTCCAGGGGATCCGTGGGACCTCTGCTGGTGAAATACCTGTCATGCGATCTGATTCGCGGCATGCTCAATCCTGTACGTTTTTTAGGGGGGATAAATTCTCCATGTGCTTTACCAAGGGCTCAGCGCAGAAATGCGTAAGGTTGTGCGTGAAGCCGAACGAGATGCCTGCGGGGTAGTTTCCATTCGAGCCAGCGGTCGACTTGTATGACGCTGGCGCGGGGATCCGGTGCCGTGCCGGAGACCGTTGCGCTCTCGAACTATCTTTTAGCGGTACCTGTATGAACGTGCTGCTCGACGGAGAAGCCAAGCTGACGCTCGATGCACGAAGCAACCGACCTGCAGCTTGGCTTTGTCGTTTGGGCTATCAGTTACCGAGCACGGCGGCCAGCTTTGAGCGGGCCGGCTCCGCTTGCCAGCGGCAGGGCCCTCTGCCGTTCAGCGCTTCGGCGTTCCAACGCTCAAGGATTTCTGCATCGGTCCAGCCTTTGGCCCGCAGGTAGTTGTAATCATCGGTGTCGTAGTTGCTGTGGTTACGGATAGCGTTGCTGATGTCCATGTTCGTGTCCTCGTAGTTGATGTCGTTGCGACACGCGTATGAACGCGCTGTTCCGGCCACAAGCCAAGCGCTGTTTGCAGCCTCAGCGGGGGCCGCTGCCATCGCAGTCGACCCCGCGCGACATCAGGCGGACTGGTCGGCGGCCTCTGCTGCGATTCGATAGACGCGCTCGCTGTCGACCGACTTCTCGGAAATGATGGTCAGGCCCAGCCGCTTCTTGAACGTGCCGGCAAATGCGCCGCGCACCGTGTGCGCCTGCCAGCCAGTCGCCTTGCAGATTTCGCTGATCGTTGCCCCGTCCGGGTGGCGCAGCATCGCGATCACCTGGGCCTGCTTGCTGTTCTCGCGCGTGCGGGCCACCTTGCGCGGCTGCTCGGCCTCTGCGGCGGGCTCCTCGGGCTGCGGCGCGTCGAGCCCCAGTGCGTTGTAGCCAGCGGCCGTGACCAGCCAGTCGTCGCCGCTGGCGGCAATCAGGGTGCGCTTGGCGAGCCCTTCGAGCACCTTCTTGCGCGCGCCGCCTTTGATGTTGTCGGGGAACCATTCGATCTTGCCGCCGGTGTGCTGGATGGCGTAGGCGAGGATCGCGTGCTGGGCCGGGGTCAGTTGTTGCTTGGTCATGTGTTGCTCCTTCGAGGTGGTTTGAACGTGGTGTGATGAACGCGCTGTTCGGCAGAGAAGCCAAGCGCTTTGTGCTGGAGGTTGCCGGGCGGGCTATGCCGCCCGGCGCGTCATGTCAGGCGTGGTCGTCGTCCTCGTCCTCGCCGCTCTCGATTTCTTCGATGGTGTCCTGCAGCGTGCATCCCGATCTGCCGAGGTAGCCGTGGTCGTGGGAGATCGCGCAGGTAAGGTGCGCAATCCAGTAGTCCTCGGCGCGATCCAGGGCGCTACCGAATCCGCCGGCTTTCAGAATGCCGCGCACGTTTTCGATCAGGTCGAGCATCTGCTCCTTGATCTCGATTAGCTCTTCGACCACGTCGCTTGGGGTCAGGGTTTTGCTCATCGTTTGCTCCGGTTGATGTGTCGTGTTGGTGAGCACATGAACGCGCTGTGCTGCACAGAAGCCAAGCGCTATCCGCAAGAATTCAAATCAGATGGGAATTTCGATTCGCGCCTATGCACGGCACCGAGGCGTGTCCGACGCCGCCGTGCGCAAGGCCATTGCCGCCGGCCGCATCACGCCAGAGCCGGATGGCACCATTGATTCGGACCGCGCCGACGCTGAGTGGCAGCGCAACACCGAGGCTCCACGCAACGGCACGCGAACGAGGCCCGTCAGGGTGGCCGTGCCGCAGGAGGGCAGTCACGCCTCAGACGGGGCCGCATCGACGCCGACAGGCGGCACGTCGCTGCTGCAGGCCCGCACGGTCAACGAGGTAGTCAAGGCGCAGACCAACAAGGTGCGCTTGGCCAGGCTCAAAGGGGAACTGGTCGACCGCTCGCAGGCCATCGCGCACGTCTTCAAGCTGGCGCGCGCCGAGCGCGATGCGTGGCTGAACTGGCCGGCACGGGTGTCCGCCCAGATGGCCGCCGCACTGGCTGTCGATCCCCACACGATGCACGTCGCGCTGGAGTCCGCCGTGCGTGGTCACCTGCAGGAGCTGGGCGAGCTGCGCCCGCGCGTGGATTGATGCTGGTCGCGGATTACGAAGGCGCTACTGAGATCGAGCGCGCCTGGCATGAAGGACTGACGCCCGATCCGCTGCTCACCGTCTCCGAATGGGCCGACCGCCATCGCATGCTGTCGAGCAAAGCGTCGGCTGAGCCTGGGCGCTGGCGCACCAACCGCACGCCGTACCTGCGCGCGATCATGGATTGCCTGTCGCCGACCTCGGCCATCGAGCGGGTGGTCTTCATGAAAGCCGCGCAGTTGGGCGCGACGGAGATGGGATCGAACTGGATCGGCTACGTCATCCACCACGCGCCCGGTCCCATGATGGCCGTCTGGCCCACAGTGGAGATGGCCAAGCGGAACTCGAAGCAGCGGATCGATCCGTTGATCGAGGAGTCGCCTGCGCTGGCCGAGCGCATCGCGCCAGCCCGCTCGCGGGACTCGGGCAACACCATCCTCGCCAAAGAGTTTCGAGGCGGCGTGCTGGTCATGACCGGCGCCAACAGCGCGGTGGGTTTGCGCTCGATGCCGGTGCGATACCTGTTTCTCGATGAGGTGGACGGCTACCCGCTGGACGTCGAGGGTGAAGGCGATGCGATCTCGCTGGCAGAGGCCCGAACGCGCACGTTCGCTCGCCGCAAGATTTTCATCGTGTCGACGCCGACCATCTCCGGCGCCAGCACCATCGAACGCGAATATGAAGCTTCCGACCAGCGCCGCTATTTCGTGCCGTGCCCGCACTGCGATCACCGTCAGTGGCTGCGCTTTGAGCAACTGCGCTGGACCCAGGACGAGCCGGACACGGTGGCCTACATCTGCGAAGCCTGCGAAGAGCCGATCCACGAGCACCACAAGGCATCGATGCTGGAGCAGGGCGAATGGCGGGCGATGGCGGAGGCGGTCGGCCGTACGGCCGGCTTTCACCTGTCCTCGCTCTACAGCCCTGTGGGCTGGCGCAGTTGGCGTGACATCGCCGCTGCCTGGGAGAGCGCGGTGAGCAAGGAGTCGGGATCCGCGGCAGCGATCAAGACCTTCCGCAACACCGAGCTTGGCGAGACCTGGGTCGAGGAAGGCGAGGCACCCGACTGGCAGCGCCTGCTGGAGCGCCGCGAGGACTATCCGATCGGCACAGTGCCAGCGGGCGGTCTGCTGCTCTCGGCCGGCGCCGACGTGCAGAAGGACCGGATCGAAGTCTCGGTCTGGGCGTTCGGGCGTGGCAAGGTGTCCTGGCTGGTGGAGCACCGCGTGTTGATGGGCGACACTGCTCGCGACGGGGTGTGGAAGCGGCTGGCCGAACTGGTCGACGAGCAGTGGACCCACGCCAGCGGCGCATCGATGCCGCTGGCGCGCATCGCGCTCGACACCGGCTTCGCCACGCAGGAAGCCTACGCCTTCGTGCGCGCCTGCCGTGACGCGCGGGTGATGGCAGTCAAGGGCGTGGCGCGTGGCGCCGCGCTGATCGGCACGCCCACGGCGGTTGACGTGTTGCGCAATGGCAAGAAACTGCGTCGGGGCGTCAAGCTCTTCACGGTGGCGGTCGGCATCGCCAAGTTGGAGCTCTACAACAACTTGCGCAAGGCCGCCGACGTGGCCGAGGACGGCGAGACCATCGCGTTCCCTTCGGGGTTTGTGCATCTGCCCAAGATTGACGCGGAGTTCCTGCAGCAGTTGTGCGCCGAGCAGTTGATCACCCGCCGTGATCGCAACGGCTTCCCGATCCGCGAGTGGCAAAAGATGCGCGAGCGCAACGAGGCGCTCGACTGCTACGTGTACGCGCGGGCAGCCGCCAGCTCAGCGGGTTTGGATCGTTTCGAGGAGCGCCACTGGCGCGAACTGGAGCGGCAACTGGGGCTGGCCCCGCCACCTGACGTACCACCCACAACCGAATCGCTGTCCCCCACAGATGCCACCGCTCGCGGTGGCATCGCCGTTTCTGGACCCCGTGTCGGGGTCCGTCGAGCCAGCCGGCGCGTGATCAAGAGCCGCTGGCTGTCCTGAGCACCCCGGTGCTCGCTTTTCTGATACCCGGAGTTCATTCCCCATGAGTTTGCAGACTCGCATCGAATCCCTGATCCAGCGCCTTGCGTCGGAGTTCAAGACCATCCATGAGCAGGTGGGCACGCTCGCTCGCCTGTCGACCACGGACAAGACGAGCCTCGTCGCGGCGATCAACGAGCTGCGCGCGCAGTTCGACAAGCTGGCCGGCGCCGCACTGATCGATGACGCCAACGCGGCCGGCACCACTACCACGTTCTCCGCCTCGCGCATCACCAGCCTGCTGGACGCACTGAAGGCGGACTTGCTCGGCGGTGCGGACGCGGCCTTCGACACGCTCAAGGAACTGCAGGACGCGATCCTCAAGGACCAGACCGGCATCGCCGCGCTGCTGGCCGCCGTGGATCGCCGCGTGCGCTTCGACGCCGCGCAGGCGCTGACCGCCGACGAGCAGGCCCAGGCCCGCCAGAACATCGGTGCGGTGGCGGCTGCCGCCATCGGTGACCCCGAGACGGACTTCGTGCCGGTCTTCGAAGCGGCGCTGTCGGGCGCCTGACCCGCCGCCGATGTCGCTGACCGGAAACATCGCCGAGCTCGCCGCTGCCATTGCCCAGGAGGTGCGCGCGCGCGTCACGGCGGACCACCCGGGCTTGGCCCGCGCCTGGGTGTGTTTTGGCACGGCCGGCGACCAGGCGGTGATCCGGTCGGCCTTCAACGTCCAGAGCGTCGAGCGCTTGGCTGCGGGCCGTTACCGCGTGGTCTTCACCGAGCCCATGCCCGACGACGCCTACTGCTGGACGGCCTTCGCCCGCAACGCCGGGCGCCAGTCCGCCATGAAGGTCGCCGGTGCCCGCGCGCGCGCCGAGGCCAAGACCGCGGCGTTCGTGGAGGTCATCTGCACGACCGCCGCCGGGACGCTGACCGACACCTCCGAACTCAACCTGATCGTATTCCGCTGATGGCATATACCGAAGCGCAGCTTCAAGCGCTGGAGGCCGCGCTCGCAAAGGGCGAGCGTCGCGTCACCTTCCAAGACAAAACGGTCGAATACCGCTCGGTCGATGAGCTCAAGATGGCGATCCGCGAGGTGCGCCGTGGCCTGTTCGAGCAGGCCGCCGAAACCGGGCTGTGGCCGGGTGCCCCGCGTCAGATCCGCGTGACGACCGGCAAAGGGTTCTGATGGCCCGAGCTGTATCTCGAACCCCTGGCCGAACCTCTGGCGGCTGGTTCGCCCGGATCCGCAGCGTGTTCGGCCAGCCGCCGGTCCACGAGGCCGCTGGCCGAGGCCGGCGCTCGCTCGCCTGGATGCCAAGCAACCCAGGAGCGGTGGCGGCGCTGCTCGCCAGCGGCGCGGACCTGCGCATCAAGAGCCGCGATCTGGTCCGGCGCAATGCCTGGGCGCAGGCCGGCATCGAGGCGTTTGTCGCCAATGCGGTCGGCACCGGCATCAAACCGCAGAGCCTGTCCACCGATGACGCCTTCAAGGCCGAGGTGCAGGCGCTGTGGCGCGACTGGACGGCCGAGGCGGATGCTGCTGGCCAGACGGACTTCTACGGCCTGCAGGCGCTCGCCTGCCGAGCCATGCTTGAAGGCGGCGAGTGCCTGATCCGCCTGCGCCCACGCCGCGAAGAGGACGGTCTCGCCGTGCCGCTGCAACTGCAGTTGCTGGAGGCCGAGCACCTGCCGATGCACCTGAACACCGATCTGCCTTCCGGCAACGTGGTGAGGGCGGGCATCGAGTTCGACAACCTGGGGCGCCGGGTGGCCTACCACCTGTACCGGTCGCATCCGGACGACGGCCGGCTTGCGCCGATGTCGGGGCAGGGCGGGCTCGATACCGTGCGGGTCGATGCGAGCGAGGTGATCCACCTGTTCCGCGTGCTGCGGCCCGGCCAGATCCGGGGCGAGCCGTGGTTGTCCCGCGCACTGGTCAAGTTGAACGAACTCGACCAGTACGACGACGCGGAGTTGGTGCGCAAGAAAACCGCCGCCATGTTCGCGGGATTCGTGACGCGCCAGAGCCCGGAGGACAACCTGATGGGCGAGGGCCTGCCGGACGAGGCCGGCATCTCGCTGGTCGGGCTGGAGCCGGGGACGCTGCAGATTCTGGAGCCGGGCGAGGACATCAAGTTCAGCGACCCGGCCGATGTGGGCGGCTCCTACGGCGAGTTCCTGCGCACGCAGTTCCGCGCGGTCGCCGCAGCCCTGGGTATCACCTACGAGCAGCTGACCGGGGACCTGACCGGCGTCAACTACTCGTCCATCCGGGCGGGTTTGCTGGAGTTCCGCCGGCGCTGCGAGATGGTGCAGCACAGCGTGCTGGTCCACCAGATGTGCCGCCCGGTGTGGGCCGCCTGGATGAAACAGGCCGTGCTCGCGGGTGCGTTGATCGCTCCTGACTTCGCGCGCGGCGGGGCAACCCGCCGCCGTCAGTACCTGCAGGCGAAATGGGTCCCGCAGGGCTGGCAGTGGGTGGATCCCGAGAAAGAATTCAAAGCGATGTTGTTAGCCATCCGTGCCGGCCTGATGAGCCGCTCGGAAGCCATCTCGACGTTCGGCTACGACGCCGAGGACATCGATCGCGAGATCGCCGCCGACAACGCACGTGCCGACGCGCTCGGGCTGGTATTCGATTCCGACCCGCGCCACACCGCCAAGGACGGCGCACCCGCCGCGTCCCGCACGGACGCGACCGCCGGCGAACCCGTCGCTGCCTGAAGGATTTCCATGACCCTGTTGCCTCATCTGGCGACACGCCTGTTCGGCGTGCCGTTGGCGATTGATCGCCCGAAACTCGACGTGATCCTGTCGGTGCTGGGGCCGCGCGTGGGCCTGGCCGACCTGGCCCCGCCGGGCGACTACACGCCGGCCCCGCGCGGCCCGGCCCGCAGCAATGCCCCGATCGCCGTGATCCCGATTCACGGCACGCTCGTGCGGCGCACCGTGGGTCTGGAGGCCGAGTCGGGGCTGGCGAGCTACACCGCCATCGGCGACCAGCTGGACGCCGCGCTGGCCGATCCCGGCGTGGCCGCGATCCTGCTCGACGTCGACAGCCCGGGCGGCGAGTCGGGCGGGGTGTTCGATCTGGCCGACCGCATTCGCGCCGCCGCCGCCGTCAAACCGGTCTGGGCGGTGGCCAACGACATGGCGTTCTCGGCGGCCTACGCGCTCGCCAGCGCCGCGTCGCGCCTGTTCGTCTCGCGCACGGGCGGCGTCGGCTCGATTGGCGTCATCGCCATGCACGTCGACCAGTCCGTCAAGGACGCGCAGGACGGCATCCGCTACACGGCGGTCTTCGCCGGTGCCCGCAAGAACGACCTGAACCCGCATGAGCCGATCAGCGACGCCGCGCAAGCGCAGCTGCAGGCCGAGGTGGATCGGCTCTACGGGCTCTTCGTCGCGACCGTGGCGAACAACCGCGGAATCGCCGCCAGTGCGGTGACCGCTACCGAAGCCGGGTTGTTCTTCGGGCAGGACGCGGTCGCGGCCGGGCTCGCCGACGCCGTTGGCACCTTCGATGACGCGCTCGCCCAACTCACTGCATCCCTGTCTCCTGCCGCGCCGGCCATGACGGCGCGCGGCGTTTCTCTCAACCCACAGATGGACTGTTCCATGACCACTCAACCTGATCCCGCTGCAGTCAGCGCACCGGCTGCGGAAGCATCCGGTGCCACCGCCCACCCCCCAGTGGTTGCATCGCCGCTGGCGCCGCTGGCAGCCCCCGTTGCCAGCCACACCGACGCCGTGGAGATCGCTCAGCTGTGCACGCTGGCCGGTCGCACCGACCTGATCGCCGGGTTCCTCGAAATGCGCGCCACGCCCGAGCGCGTGCGCAGCCAGCTGCTCGCCGCGCGGGCCGAGGCGTCGCCCGAAATCGCCAGCCGCATCGATCCGCAGGCGCCGGCCATGTCCGCCAGCGCCCGCCATCCCGCATCCCCCAACAACCCGTTGCTCCAGGCCGTCAAGAAGCGCCTGGGCATTCAGTAATCACGATCCATGGCAGTTCTTCAAGAACCACTGAACCTGGGCGACCTCCTCAAGTACGAGGCGCCCAACCTGTACTCGCGCGAGCGCGTCACCGTGGCCGCCGGCCAGACCCTGTCCCTGGGCACCGTGGTCGGCATGGTGACCGCCACGGGCAAGGTCAAGCAGCTTGACCCGTCCGCCACCGATGGCAGTCAGTACCCCGCCGGCGTGCTGATGCAGGCGTGCGACGCCCACCTGGCCGACCGCGACGACGGCCTCCTCATCGCGCGCCACGCCATCGTCGCCAGCCACGCGCTGCAGTGGCCCGCCGGCATCGCCGCCGTCGAGCAGCACGCCGCGATCTCTCAACTCAAGGCACTGGGGGTCCTGGTGCGCATCGGGGCCTGATCGACTATGCAAAATCCATTCACCAATCCTGCCTTCGAGATGGCCTCGATGACGGCGGCCATCAACCTGATCCCGAACCGGTACGGCAAGCTCGAGACGATGAATCTCTTTGCGCCCAAGCCGGTGCGCACGCGCCAGATCATCGTGGAGCAGCGCGAGGGCGTGCTGACCCTGCTGCCGACACTGCCGCCGGGCTCGCCTGGTACGGTCGGCATGCGCGGCCGGCGCAACGTGCGCTCGTTCGTCATTCCGCACATCCCGCACGATGACGTGGTGCTGCCCGAGGCAGTGCAAGGGCTGCGCGCGTTCGGCTCGGACACCGAACTGGAATCCGTGTCAGCCGTGATGGCCGAACGCCTGGAGACGATGCGAAACAAGCACGCCATCACGCTGGAGCACCTGCGCATGGGCGCGCTCAAGGGCGAGATCCTCGATGCCGACGGTTCCACCCTCTACAACCTGTTCGAGGAGTTCCGCATTGCACCGAAGCGGATGAACTTCGAGCTGGCGTCGCCCAAGACCGAAGTCAGGAACAAATGCACGGATGTGCTCGGCATGATCGAGGATTCCCTGCTCGGCGAAGTCATGACCGGCGCGCACTGCCTGTGCTCAAGCGACTTCTTCAAGGCGTTGACAAGCCACCCGACCGTCAAGGAAGCCTATTCGAGGTGGAATGAAGGTGTGGTGCTGATCAATGACGTGCGTCGGGGCTTCGACTTCGGCGGCGTGACCTTCGAGGAATACCGCGGTAAAGCGTCCGATGCGGACGGCAACGTGCGCAACTTCATTGCGCCCGGCGAAGCGCAAGTCTTCCCGGTCGGCACCCTCGATACGTTTGCGAATTATTTCGCACCGGCCGACTTCAACGAGACGGTCAACACGCTGGGCCAGCCGATGTACGCCAAGCAGGCGCCGCGCCAGTTCGACCGAGGCACCGATGTGCACACCCAGGCCAACCCGCTGCCGATGTGCCTGCGCCCCGGCGTGTTGGTCAAGCTGACGATGGGGTGACCATGGATATCGTGGAGACCCTCTACGAAGCCGCTGCCAATGCCGGGTTGCTGAAAGAGTGCGTCTGGCGGCCGTCCGACGGCAGCCCGCCGCGCACCAATAAGGTGGGCTTCGCCGCGCCCGACGAGACGCTGCTCGACGGCCTGACGGTCAGCACCGAGTATGTGATGTCCTACCCCGGCCGCGTCTTTGCGGGGCTCGCGCCCCGCGAGACCGTCGAGATCGCGGGCGGCGTCTTCCTTGTGCGTGACCTGCGGGCAGTCGGCGACGGCTCCGAGATCCGCGCCAAGCTCACGCGCCTGTAATCCCCTATGGCAGTCAACTCCGTCCGCGAGCGGATCCTGCTCGCGGTGATGGCGGCCGTCCGTCCGCCGGTACAGGTGCTCGGCGCCACGCTGCACCGCTCACCGGCGGTTGCTATCGCGCGCGAACAGTGTCCGGCGCTGGTGGTGTATCCGGAGAGCGATGCCATCGCCAGTCGGGCCAATGACCGTGTCACCCGCGAACTGATTGTGCGGATGACGGCGCTGGCTCGCGCGGTGCCGCCCGTCACGCCGGAAACCGAGGCCGACCGGTTGCTCGTCGCGGCCCACGCTGCGCTGATGGCCGATGTGAATGTCGGCGGCCTGGCGCTCGGCATCCACGAGCTCGATTGCGAGTGGGACGTCGAGGACGCCGACGCCGTGGCCGCAGCCATTCCCGCGCGCTATCGCATCACCTACCGGACCCTGGCCGCCGACCTGGCGACGCCAGTCTGACGCCGTTCTGGCCGCCTGTTCCAGCGGCTACCCGCACTTCCCAGCGCCCCCGTTCGGGGCAGCGCTCATCCCCGTACCCATTTCTGCGTCACGCAAGGAATTTCCCCATGAGTACCTACGCCTCTTTCCAGGGACGCGTCTTCCTCGGCAAGCGAGATGCCGCAGGCATGCCCTATGAGGTGCGCTCGCCCGGCAACGTGGCCGAGCTGAAGCTGTCCCTCAAAACAGATGTTTTGGAGCACTACGAGAGCCAGACCGGCCAGCGCACGCTGGACCACCGGATGGTCAAGCAGAAGTCAGCCACTCTCAATCTCACCATCGAGGAGTTCACCAAGGACAACTTGGCGCTGGCCCTGTACGGCAATCACGTCACCGGCGACGGCGGCCTGGTCAACGACGAGCCGGTCGGCGGCGAGCAGCCGCTGGTGGGCGACCGCTACTTCCTGGCCCACCCCAAGGTGTCGAAGCTGGTGATCAAGGACAGCAGCGCCAAGCCCGTCACGCTGGCGGCCGGTGTCGACTACACCGGCGATCTGGACTTCGGCTCGATCCAGTTCCTGCGTCTGGATGACGGTGCCACCCCGCCGGGGCCTTACGTGAAGCCGTTCAAGGCGACATATGTTTTCGGTATGGTCACAGAGATCGGCATCTTTACGCAGCCGCTGCCCGAGCGCTACCTGCGCCTGGAGGGCCTGAACACGGCCCAGGGCAATGCCAAGGTGCTGGTCGAGCTGTACCGCGTCGCCTTCGATCCGCTCAAGGAGCTTTCCCTCATCTCGGACGACTACAACAAGTTCGAGATGGAAGGCTCGCTGCTGGCCGATGCCACCAAGCCGGTCGACGCGGTGCTCGGTCAGTTCGGCCGCATCGTGCAGCTGTGAGGCCAGCCATGGATGATCTGGACAAGCTCATTCCGCAGCCGGCCGAACTCACCGTGGGCGGCGAGTCGCTCGTCATCCTGCCGCTGAAGGTCGGGCGGCTGCCGGATTTCCTGCGCGCGATCTCGCCTGTCCTGCAGCAGCTCAACGCACCACAGATCGACTGGCTCGGGCTCTTCATCGAGCACGGCGACGATCTGCTGCAGGCTGTCGCGGTCGCAGTGGGCAAGCCCCGAACCTGGGTCGATGACCTGGCCGCTGACGAAGCCATCCTGCTGGCGGCCAAGGTGGTCGAGGTGAACGCGGATTTTTTTACCCGGACGGTGCTGCCAAGACTCAACGTTCTGATCGACCAGGTGGCGAGAGGGCCGGCGCCATCTGGTTCGATGCCGTCCAGCGGCTGATCGACCACGGCCACCGGCTGCCCGACGTGCTCGGCTACACCCTCGCCCAGGTGCGGGCGTTCTTGGATGCCTCCGCCCGCGCGGAGGCAGCACGCGATGCGCGGCTGCTGTCGCTGATCGCCATCGGCTCACGGGGCGATGCGCGCAATCTGGAACGCACGCTCGATCAGCTCACCGACAAGGCACACTACCATGCGCGTTTCCGTTCGAATCGATAGTGCGGCCGCGCAGGCCCAACTGCGCCGCTGGGCGGGCGAATTCCGTCCGAAGGTGAAGAAGGCCGTCGCGCAGGCCATGGCTGGCGAGGTGGCGGAGCTCAAGCAGCAGGTGCGCGATCACGTCGCCGGCCAGATGCGGGTGGTGAAGCGCTCGTTCCTCAAGGCTTTCACGGCCAAGGTGCTGGACAAGGATCCGAAGCGTCTGCCGGCACTCTACGTGGGCTCGCGGGTCCCGTGGTCCGCCATCCACGAGCGGGGTGGTGTGATCGCGGGCCGGCTGCTGATTCCGCTGTACGGACGCGTCGGCAGGAAGCGCTTCAAGGCGCAGATCGCCGAGTTGATGCGCGGGGGGAACGCGTATTTCGTGCGGAACGACCGGGGGAACGTGGTGCTGATGGCCGAGAACATCGGGGAGCACGACCGGCCGCTGGCCGGCTTCAAGCGCCGCTACCGTAAGGCCGAAGGCGTCAAGCGGATCAAGCGCGGTGCGGATGTTCCGATTGCGGTGCTGGTGCCGCGTGTCGTGCTCAGGAAGCGACTCGACATTGATCAACTGGTGACGCGGCGCATTCCGCGCCTGTCCGCCGCCATCGAGGCGCGCATCCGGCAGCTGGGCTGACCGGTGCGCGCCTCGTGGCGGCAGGCGGTGCCTGCCGGTGAATCAGGCGATCAGGAACTTGTCACGGTTCTTGCCGATCCAGGCCGGGGCGCGGCCACGGCCGGTCCACGTGGCGCCGGTCTTGGGGTCGCGGTACTTGGGGGCGGCGGCCGTTTTGGGGCCACGCTTGGCGCCGCGCTTCGGTGCCAGGCCGATGTCCTCGGCGGTCAGGCCGTATTCCTGCACGACTTGACGCACTTGCTCGGTGATGGTTGCCAGCTCCTTCTGCCGAGCGGCTTCGAGTTGCTCTTCAAGCTTGTTCTTTTGAGCAAGCAGGTCTTTGTAAGTTGCCATGTGAACTCCCCAAGAGGATTGTTGTTGTGGGAATAACCGGGTCAAGCGTTTGTTGCAACTGGTCGCAAAAGATGACGACGAATCGCATCGACCCGGATTCAGCATTCTAATACCACGACAGCAAATCCGAGGTCATCCACGCATGCAGTGTTTGGCAACAGATTCTGCGTCTCCATCCAAATCGAAAGTCGATTTCAATTGCCATTCAATATCGAATCCTGCAGCAGTTTTGCCATACGCATCACAACAGGCGGCGGCGCGGAACCTACATAGGAAATGGCTCGGCTAAGCATCGCAATCCGCTTCTGCTCGATTGAGTTGCTAAATGTGATTTGCTTGGTTTTCCCGCCCGTTACTTGGCCTTCGGAGTTGGCACGGTTGCGGACTTCGCGCTTGACGAGATGGCGCGTAGTGCGATCGCTCAATGTTTCGTTGCGTTTGTTGACAGGCACGCCTGCCTGTTCAGGATGCTGATCAAGGTACCGAGTGACCGAGCTGTCAGCTTGACTATGTTTCATCATGCGAGCATCGACCAGCGGCGCGCCATCGAGCACGAGCAGTGCTCCTAATTGCTCCGTGCGTTCGGCACGAGACACGCTGTGTGAGGGATCGCCACCATTCCGCAAGGTGTCGTGGAGCGTCGCAAAGGCATCACCTTTGTCCTGCATCTTGAGAGCGAGTGACAGGGACAGCGTCCGGCAGTCAAAAAATGACTTCTGAATGTCGACCGGGATGAACGCGCATTTCGCTTCCTCGCCGAATTCGCTATTCACGTTATCGGCGTAGTCTACATACGCGCTTTCGTTCCTCTCCTTGCGCAACGGATCCACCACGATGACGCTCGTGCCGGAAGCATCCTTGCGAATATCCGCAGCCCGTGTGTGGGAGCCATCGTCGATGACGGCCCGGTACCGCCCAGGTCGTGCCGACGCAACGAATTCGGCGATGTGCCGTGAGCCCGCCATCGGCGGTTGCGTACGCACCTCCTCGTCCTCGGCTGTATCCATATGCAGGGGCACGAGATTGAGCCCCGGATTGCGAGCGTTTTCAGTGACTATCAGCAGTGGCGTGATCGCGCGGTCTACGTCCAGGATGTGGAATTCAGCCAACTCCGGATCCATGTTCCTTGCGTTCAGATCTTGCAATCTTCCCAGCGCGCCGCTGAGAAAAGCCGTGACTTTCGTCCGCATTCGCTCGACGGTCGCTTGCTGGGCAGAGGATAGGCGTGCGGGCTGAGGTTTCGCGGCTGCTGCGGGATCTGCACTCCGTGATGAGCTGCCAACCTGGGCCGCATGTGCGGCAGAAACACGATCGGCCGGCGATATGGTGGTGTGCGCGGCTTCGTACCACGTGTGCCCCGGCAATGGATGATCCACACCCATGCGTTCGAGCGTTGGTCGATTGTCGAGGAGTGGTACACGGTCGGGAGAAGCCGGGGATGGTGGGAGCGAAGTCATGCCTGCCCGGCGGAACATGGTTTGCGCGGAGTCTTCGGGAGCGTCTTGTCGCTGCCGGCGAGCGGGCGGGCTGCCCGGCGCATCTTCCGGTGCTTTGCGGCGGCGCCCCAATGCGGTCGTATCCGCACTCGTTTGCGATGGTGGGACGTTCGTGTTGCCCGTTGAGTTGGCAGGCACGCCTGCGCTCGCGCTACTGACCTTCATATCGTCTCGAATCGTCGTAGGTGTGCGCTACGTTTGCCGCGCACGAGCACAGGGAACCGCGACGCAATTCCCCATTTCTGCGGGACAGCGTAGGCTAGGCTGAGCATTGGCTTTGCGCGGGGCGCGAAGGTTTGGCAATCAACCCGAAACAATGCCGTAGCAAGGCATCTCAACCCCGGTCGCATGACCGTTTGCCGCTATTTTCCGGCCGGGGATATCGATCACGGACAAGAGCGGCGGGGGGAATGTGGTGCTGATGGCCGAGAACATCGGGGAGCACGACCGGCTGCTGGCCGGCTTCAAGCGCCGCTACCGCAAGGCCGAAGGCGTCAAGCGCATCGCGCGCCGTGCGGATGTTCCGATTGCGGTGCTGGTGCCGCATGTCGTGCTCAGGAAGCGGCTCGACATGGATCAATCAGTGTGTGCGCAGTGAAGGCTCACGTTTCCCACGGGTTGATGAGCGGGACGTCGAGTCCGACGAAATCCTTCGTGTTACGCGTGACCAGTATGAGGTCGTGCTGCAGGGCGGTCGCGGCGAGCAGGCCGTCGATGGCCGGCAGCGGCCGGTTGGCGCTCGACATCAGCCGGCCCCAGCGGTCGGCGGTATGGGCATCGATGTCGAGCAAGCGGCCGAGGAAGTAGTTCGGCAGTTCCGTTTCGAGCCAGTCGATCAGGTGCTGGCGGCGTGCTGCGTCGTCCAGCCGCTCGATGCCTTTGCGGATTTCGCCCAGGGTCAGCACGCTCAGGTAGAGCGACTGGCGCGGCCGGTCTTGCATCCACGCGAGCACGTGCGCATCGGGCTGCTTGCGGCGTAGCTCGGACAGGACATTGGTGTCGACCAGGTAACTCAAAACTCGATCTCGCGCGGCAGGCTGCGTTCGCGCTCGAAGACGACGTCGTCCAGGCCAGCCAACGGAGACTGGCGCATGAAGTCGACCAGCGACTCACCGCCGCCACTCAGGCGATCGAACAGTGCGCGCGAGATCACAACTGCGACCGGGCGGCCATGCACCGTGATTTCCTGCGGACCATCATCCGCTGCACGCTTCACGACGTCGGAAAACCGCGCCTTGGCGGCTTGCAACTGCCAGCTTTGCATGGGGGCCTCCCTCTATGGGCAATTCTAACCAGACTGGTCAGATGTGGCCGTCACTATAAACGAAACCCAGCACGATGTCCCAGCGGATTTCCATCCTCGTCGCCCTTGATGGCGCAGACGACGGGCTCAAACGCGCCATCACCTCCGCCGAGCGCAGCCTCGGTGAACTGGCCGCGTCCGCCAAGACCGCAGGCGATAAAGCCGCCGCAGGCATCGCCCAGGTCAAGGCCGGCGTCTCCGTCATCAGCGAGCAGATCACCACCGCCAGGACGCAACTGTTCGCCTTCCTGTCGATCAACTGGGCAGTCGGCAAGGTGCAGGAGATCGTGCAGGTCGCCGACGCCTGGAACATGATGGCCGCGCGCCTGAAGTTGGCGACCGCCGGCCAGCGCGAGTTCACGACCGCGCAGACCGCGCTCTTCGACATCGCCCAGCGCATCGGCGTGCCGATTCAGGAGACGGCCACGCTGTACGGCAAGCTGCAGCAAGCGGTACGCATGCTCGGTGGCGAACAACAGCAGGCGCTCACCATTACCGAGAGCATCTCGCAGGCGCTGCGCATTTCCGGCGCGTCGGCCAACGAGACGCAGTCGGCGCTGCTGCAGTTCGGACAGGCGTTGTCGGCGGGCGTGCTGCGCGGCGAGGAGTTCAACTCCGTGGTCGAGAACAGCCCCCGGCTCGCGCAGGCCCTGGCCGATGGCTTGAACGTCCCCATCGGGCGGCTACGCAAGATGGCGGAGGAGGGGCGGCTGACCGCCGACGTGGTGGTCAACGCCCTGCTGTCGCAGAAAGACAAGCTCGCCACCGAGTACGCGCAACTGCCGGCAACGGTCAGCCAAGCGCTTGAGCGGCTGCGCAATGCATTCGGCCAGTACGTCAACCGGGTCGATGAGGCCACCGGCTTCACCAGCAAGCTGGCCGCAGCGCTGACCTGGCTTGCGCAGAACCTCGACGCGGTGATGCAGTGGCTCAAGCGCCTCGCCGAGGTGGGGCTGGCGGTGCTGGTCTACCGGCTGCTCCCGGCGCTGATCACCGCTTGGCAGACGGCAGGCGCCGCCGCCGTCACGGCCGCCAGCGCCACCTCTGCCGCCTGGGCCACGGCCAACCTGTCGGTGTCGGCCGCCATCGCGAGTGTCGGCCTGCTCCGGACTGGCTTCGCCACGCTGGGCGCCTTCCTCGTCGGCTGGGAGATCGGCACGTGGCTGTCGGAACAATTCGAGACCGTGCGGCGCGCCGGCATCTTCATGGTTGAAGTGCTGATCAAGTCCGTCGAGGAGCTGCGCTTTCACTGGGAGGTGTTCGCGGCCATTTTCACGTCCGACACCATCGCCGAAGCGACCAAGCGCCATCAGGCACGGCTGGGCGAGATGAACCGGGTCTTCGCGCAGATGGTTGCCGACGCCGGCCGGGGGACGGACGCAGCCAAGGGCGCCATGAACGCGGCAGCCGGTGCCGCCGAGGAATCGGCCCGCCGCCTGGAGGCCGTGCGCCAGGGTACGCAGGAAGCGGTGGGGCGCGGTGCCGAGGCGGTGCACACCGCCCTGGAGAAACTCAAGTCTCGGATCGGCGAGGTCGAATCGGCGGTCTCCAAGGCCAGCCAGACCGTGGGCGACTCCACCGCCAGGATGGCCGAGGCGTACAAAGGTTTCGGATCGATGGTCGAGGCCAACCTGCAGCGGCAGGTCGAGGCGGTCAAGGCGCGCTACCAGCAGGAGCAGGCCGCGCTGGAGCGCTCCGGTCAGACGCAGGCGGTGCAGATCGCCCGCTCGACCCAACTGCTGGTCGAGGCGCTCGCGCAGCAGACCGCACTGCGCCGGCAGGCCGCGACCGACACGCTCAAGCTCATCGATGATGAGTCCCGCGCCCGCCTCGATGCGGCAACTCGCGATGGCAAGACTGAAACCGAGCGGGCGGCCAACGTGCAACGGGTCGAGAACGAGATCCTGGCTACCCGCCGGCAGACGCTGACCCAGGTCGCCGCAGAATACCGCCAGCATATCGATGCGCTCAACGCGGAGGCCAACCGGCATCTGGCCGAGGTCCGGCACATCGAGGACGAGAAGCGCCAACTGTCGATGTCGACGGAGGAACGGATCCGCGACATCCGCCGCGCGGGGCTATCGGACTTCGAGGCGCAGGAGGATCGCAAACGCCAGATCACCGAATACCAGACCAGTGCCCGCGCGGCGCTGGCCGAGGGCGAATTCGACCAGGCCCGGCAGCGCGCCAGCAAGGCGTTGGACCTGGCCGCGCAGGTGGCAAGCACGCAAGCCAGCGAGGCCAAGCGTGCGGAGGATGCGCGCCGCCAGTCCGAACAGGCGGTCACGCAGGCGGCCCAGGTGGAAGCCCAGGCGCGCGAGGCGCGGGGCCGGCAGGAATACGCCCGGGCCGAGGCCCTGCAACGGCAGGCGGACGAGCTGCGCGCCCAATCGGCCCAGCGGATGGCCGATGCCGACGCCCAGGCCATCCAGGGCAAGACGGCGGTCAATGAAGCTATTGGCCGCATCCGCGACTCGGAGGCGATCCTCAACCAGACCCTGGATGCGGAAGCCCAGGCGCACCAGCGCGCCGCGCAGTCGGCGGTGTCAGCCCGCGAGGGCATCCAACAGACGCTGGCCCAGACCGACAACCAAATCGCCCAGCTCACCGCCAAGCTGCAGCAGGGCCTCAAGGTCACCATCGATGCGGACACCCAGCGCTTCGACAAGGCCATCGCCGACCTGGACAAGGCACTGGCCGAGCGGGCGCGGCTGGTGGTCATCCAGGCCGATCTGCAGCAGGCCGAGAAGACGTTGCAGGACTACGAGCAGCGCTTGAAGGAAGGCAAGACGCTGCCGGTCGACGCCGACGTGTCCAAGGCGCTCGCGTCGCTGGACCGGCTCAACGCCTATGCCCGCGAGAACTCGCAGCTCGAGCTCCGCGTCGCCACCGAGAAGGCGCGGGCGGCCATCGCCAACGTCGAGGGCATGCTGCGGGCGCTGGATCGCGTGCAGACCGAGTCGCGCCACCGCGTGGCCAGCAACGTCGATGCGGTGCGTGCCGAGGTGCAGAGCCTAAACGGCATGAACACCTCCAGCACGCACACCATTGCCGTGCGCCGGGTGGAGGCCAACGCCGCAGGTGGGGTGGTCGGTGCCGGTGTACGGCAGTTCGCGGACGGCGGTGCGGTGACGCCCGCTTTCCCGCGCATGCAGGGCGGTACGGTGCCGGGCACGGGCGACCAGGACACGGTGCCGCGCACGCTGGACGGCGGCGCCTTCGTGATCCGCAAGGCGGCCGTGCGCAAGTACGGCGCGGGGGCGCTCGCCCAGCTCGCCAACGGCGTGGCGCGCTTTGCAACCGGCGGGGCGGTGCTGTTCGCAGGCCGTGGCGCCAGCCCCTCGGGCGGGGCGAAGCGCAACCGAGACGTGTTCGAGGCCCGCAGGATGATCGATCTCGGTCTGCAGGGCATGAGCGACTACACCTCGTGGGCACAGCACAACGGCGGTGCCTGGGTCAGTTCGGATATGCGCTCGCGCACCATGACGACCTATGGCCGGCAGGCCGAGCGCGACCGGCAGGCGCTTGATGCGCTGGCTGAGCGTAAGCAGCTGACTGCTGCGGAGCGCCAGACCATCGAGCGCGTCAAGACCACGTGGCGCCAGGCCATGGCCCAGCCGATGCTGTGGGGCCAGGATCTGGAGCGCGACCTGCTCGACTACATGGAGCAGCACCAGGGCGAGTTCTACCGCGATGGCGGTGTGGCGGCTTCGGACACGGTGCCCGCGATGCTGACGCCCGGCGAGTACGTGGTGAACCGGCAGGCAGTCGAGCGTCACGGCGTGGCGTTCTTCGACGCCATCAACAACCTCGCGCTGCCGGCACGGGCGCTGGTGAACAAGGTGCGGGGCTACGCCACGGGTGGGCTCGTCCAGCCGCTGGCAAGCATGGCGGCCAAGGCATCGCAGGCGGTGGCGGGCGGGTGGAAGGGGGCGGATCCCGCCGCAGCCTTGTCGCAGGTGCTGACCACGTCCATGCGCGTGCCGGTGCCCGCCTACGCGGCAGACGTCGCGCCCGCCCGGACCATCCGCGTGGAACTTGCCTCCGGCGGCCGGACCGTGGCCGCCACCATCGACGCGCGTGACGAAGCGCGTCTGCTCGAACTGTTGAAGGAAGCCCAGTCTCGGGCGCTGTAATCCCAATGCAACTCAAAAACTTTGCGGACAGTGCCGTGCTGGCGCTGCCCGACGACCTGCTATGGACAGACGAACACGCCTGGACGCCCGCCGTGGCGGCGGTGTCGTACTTGCTGACCGGTGCACTGCTGGTCGAGTCGGCCGCGCGCCAGAAGGGCCGGCCCATCACGCTGGTGGGCGCCGCCGACATGGCCTGGGTGAGCCGCGCGAGCGTGAACCGGCTGTATGCGTGGGCCGCCGATCCGGGCCGCCAGTTCGAACTGACGCTGACCGATGGCCGCTCCTTCAACGTGGCTTTCCGGCACCACGAGACCGCCATCGAGGCCGAGCCGGTGATGGGCTTCCCGGCCCGGCGCGACACCGATTTCTACCGATTGACCCTCCGGCTGATGGAGATTTGAATGCCGATTCTTTCCGGCGATGTGAAGCTGCTCGCCGCCGAGCGCCTGCTCGACACGCCCGATGGTGGCGGTCGCATGACCGGCCACGTGGTGGTCGACGGCCAATCGAACAATCTGTTCCCCGACATCTCCGAGCTCGACCGCACCTACGGGCGCGTCGCGCTGCGCAAGGCGTTTGTCGGGGTGCTGACCGATTCGACCGACTCCTACTACGGCGCGCATGCCATCGTGGCCGAGGCACCGTCCGACCCGCGCGTCTCCGTCACCCTATTCACCACCCGCTCATGGACCGACCGGCGCGAAGCGGCGCGCGACCGGGTCGAGCGCTACCTTGCCCGTGGCGTTAAATGGCCCGGCCAGCTGCTGGAGCGGCAATTGACGGGGCAGCGCGCCATCACGCTGCTGCTCAAGCCGGCCGACCCGCTGCCGCGCGTGGGCCAAGCGCTGGTGTTGGTGCAGGACGAGGCCAAACCGACCGAGCTCGAGCAGTACGTGCGCGTCACGCGCATCACCACGACCGAGCGCGAGTTCACCGTCAGCGAGGGCGGCGGGACCATCAAGTTCTCCGCCATCGTGGCAACCTGCGAGATCTCCGATCCGCTGCGCTACGACTTCGAGGGACCGTCGCCATCCAACCGCGACGACGTCTCGGCCAAGGCAGCGCTGCGCGACACGATTGTCGCCAACGCCGCCGTCTACTACGGCATCGCACCGACCGTGGCCGAGGCGCGGGTGGGGGACCTGCGCGTGCAGGTGCCTGGGCTCTTCGGGCAGCTGGTGCCATCCGCGCAATCGGAGACGCCGCTGGTGGACCTGAACGCCGCCGGCCAGGCGGTACCGTTGCTGGAGAGTGGCAGCGGCGTGCTCACCTACACGGCCAACGGCCAGGTCGCCAGCGGCCGGAACCTGTACCTGGGCAACCCGCTGGTGCCGGGCAGCCTGCGCATCGCTGGTGGCGGCTACACCTTCACCGATTCGGCGGGCCAGCTCAAGTCCGGCGCGAGCACCATCGGCACGGTCGACTATGCCCGAGGGCTGGTGGCCTTCAAGGACGGTACGCCCGGATTTGGCGGGGACTTTCAGGTGAGCTTTCGCCCGGCGGGCGCCCCCGTGCGCGTGGCCGACACCGCTGCGATTGCCGTCGCCCAGGAGAACCGCGGCTACGCTTACACCATCACCCTGTCGCCGCCGCCCAAGCCGGGCGCACTCATCGTGTCCTATATGGCGCAGGGCAAGTGGTATGACCTGCGCGACCAGGGTGATGGGGCGATCCGGGGCAGCGATTCATCCTTCGGGGCGGGGACGCTCGACTACGTCACCGGCTCCGTGATCCTGACGACCGGTGCGCTGCCGGACGCCAACACGGCGATCCTGTTCTCCTGGGGCACCGCAGCCAGTTACTTCAACCGGGTCGGCGCGCCGGTCGAGCCCCCGACCGTGCGCCACACCGTCGAGCATCCGGGCATCGCATCGGGCACGCTGCGCATCACGTGGACGGACGGCGCGCGCCAACGCGTGGCGACCGACGACGGGCACGGCATCATCGTCGGCGACGGCTCCGGTACCGTGCGCTACGCGCGCGGCGAGCTGGTCTTCCGGCCCGCCGTGCTACCCGCCGGCGGTGCCGAGCTCGCCATCGACTACCAGTGGGGACCGCCGCAGGAGGCCACCTTTGCGCACCCGCTGCGCAACGCCGATGGCACGGTCACGGTCCGGCTGCCGCAGACCGATATCCGCCCGAACACGGTCGAGCTCGAGTTCAACCTGCTGATCGAGAACTACGCGGCGATCTCGGGCACACCGGCCGAGATGCAGGTGGTGCAGCGTGTCGACCCGATCAAGATCGCGCGCGACACCGGCGGGGGATTCGACGGCGCCGTGGTCGGCCGCATCGACTACGCCACTGGCACGGTGATTTTCCGACCCGATACCACGGTGAACGTCCCGTTCGCGCGCTACAGCGTGCAGCAGCTGGGTTGGACGGTGGAGGGCAGCGAGCGCCGCCCGGTCTACCGCAATACGTTCAGCCACTGGGAATACAAGCCCACCGGCGCGGCGATGCCGATCGATGAGTCGGGGTACGTCAAGGTGCGCTACCGCAGCAACGATGCGGCGAACGCGGCCACCGAGACCGTGACGCTCGCCCAACTGGAGGTCGACCTGACCGATCGCTACGCCGAAGCCATCGTGCCCGGCAGTGTCCGTTTCGGTCTTGGCGGCAAGGTCTACGTGGACCGGCTGGGCACACTGGTCACCGACATCAACGCCAACACTGGCGCCGGCACCCAGGCGGGCACCATCGACTACGCGTCGGGCCGGGCGCTACTGACCGTGTGGCAGCCGGGCGCCGGCAGCGTGGTGTCGATGCAGTCGCTGCTGACGGAACTCGGTGGCCAGCCGGTCGATGAGGTCACGTTCCGCGTGCCGGCAGCGCCCGTGCGGCCGGGCAGTCTGCAGATCCGCGCCGTGCCGCTCACCGGTGGTCAGATCACGGCCACCGCCAACGGGGACGGCACCATCGCGGCGGCGGGCATGCTGGGTACGGTGGACTACCAGACCGGTGTCGTGCGCGTGCGCTTCGGGCGCTTCGTGCCAGCGGCCGGACGGGAGGGGGAAATCTGGTACAGCGCCGATGCCGTGCGCAATGGCCAGATTTTCCAGCCGCTGCCGGTGCTGGCCGACACGCTGCGCTTCAACGCGGTGGCCTTCACGTACCTGCCGCTGTCGGCCGACGTGCTCGGACTCGATCCGGTTCGGCTGCCACTGGACGGGAGGGTGCCGATCTTCCGGCCAGGGGATGTGGCCGTGGTGCACCACACCGCGACCACGCCGTTCCCGGACAACGCTCGGCAGGGACACAGGCTCGATGTCGGTCGCGTGCGCCTCTCAGCCCTGCGGGTACTGGATGCCAATGGCAAGCCGGTCTCCACGGATCTGTACGCCACCGACCTCGACGCCGGCACCGTGACGCTGCGAGCATTGCCCGCCGGGCTGGCGCTGCCCCTGGTGGCCGAGCACCGCATCGAGGACATGGGCCTGGTCTCGGACACGCAGATCAACGGTGTGCTGACCCTGACGCGCCCGCTAACCCACGACTATCCCGCGCGCGAGTCGCGGGTGTCGTCGGCGCTGATCATCGGCGACCTGCAGGCGCGTGCCCACACGCTGTTCGCGCAGCAGACGTGGACGGGAGAGTGGAAGGACGTCCGCATCGGCGCCAACACCATCGCCCAATACAACGAGACGGTGTACCCGGTCGAGGTCACCAATCGCGGGGCCATCGAGGAGCGCTGGGCGCTGATTTTTACCAACACCAACGAGTTCCGGGTGGTGGGCGAGTCGGTCGGGCAGATCGCCATCGGCAACACCGCCACGGATCTCGCACCGGTCAATCCCGAAACCCACGCGGCCTATTTCACGCTGCGCGCGGGCGGCTGGGGCTCAGGCTGGGCCGCCGGCAACGTGCTGCGCCTGTCCACGGCCGCGGCGAACTTCCCCGTCTGGGTCGCCCGCACGACGCTGCAGGGACCCGCCACGCAGACCAACGACTCGTTCCAGATCCAGATTCGCGGCGACATCGATCGCTGACCTTGCGTATTGCTATGACCATCAAGCTTTTTCAGTCCAACCAGACCGGTGCGCCGCAACTGAGCGGCCAGCGGGGAACCCTGATCGCCGTGCTCAACGCCTGTCTCGGCAACGGCTTCAACCTGCGCACGCTGACCGCGATCACACGCGATGGCACCGTGGCCACCGCCACGGCGGATGCCGGCCACGGCTTCCGTGAGGACGACATCGTGCTGATTGCGGGCGCGAACGAAGCGGCCTACAACGGCGAGCACCGCATCCGTAAGGTCAGCACGAACGCCTTCCAATTCGACGTCGTGGCCGATGCGGCGACGCCCGCGACCGGGATCATCACGGCGAAGGTCGCGCCGCTGGGCTGGGACATGCCGTTCTCAGGCGAAGACAAGGCGGTCTACCGCTCCCGTGACGTCACCAGCAATCGCCTGTTCCTGCGGATCGACGAGACGCCGCTCGCCGGTGACGGCAACTACGGACGCGGCCCGCGCACGGCGCTGGCGCAGATGTGGGAGGTGCTCAACGACATCGACAACGGCACCGGGAAGGCGGAGACGTTTTGGCGCAAGGCGCAGAACGACAACGCGACGACGCGCCCCTGGGTGCTGGTAGGCGACAGCAAGCGATTCTGGCTGGCGGTGAACTGGAGCGAGAGTTATCCGAACCGCTATGCGCCCTACTTCTTCGGGGACTTCCCCTCCTTCAAGGCGGGCGATGCCCATGGCGCGATGGTGGCGGGTTACTTCGATCTGAATGGCAACTGGATCGAGCCGGTCAGCAACCTGAACACGGACAGCGTCTACTCAGTCGGAACGGGTGTGGGCAACACGGGCATCTGGCTCGCGCGCGGGTATTCGCAGCTGGGCGGCCGGATCAATGCCCAGTGGGTCGGCGCCCCGGGCGGCAATGGCGGTACCGGCCTGGGGGCCACCAGCGTGCCCTACCCGAACCCAGCGGACAACGGCATCTACGTGATGCCGTTGATCATTCAGGAGCAGACCGGCCCGTCGCTGCGCGGGCGCCTGCCGGGCTTGCTCTGTCCGCTGCATACGATCCCCGCGCCGGAGCCTTGGCGCTTCCCTGGCTTCGTGATCGACGGCACGCAGCGCGAGCTGCTGGTCGTGGCGGGCACCGCCAGCGGCGGCAATGCGCGCCTGGCCTTCGATCTGACCGGCCCGTGGGATTGATCCATGGCCGGTGAAATCCCACGGGTCGTCGGCCCGCCCAGCCGGGTATCGCCCGGTGCCATCGCCGGGGTGCCTACCCGCCACGTTCTGCACAACGAGACGCCCCGCATCGAGACCGGCGACGCGGGACCACCGAGCCCCCAGGTGCCGGACGGCGTAGTGCTCAGCGCGCCCGCGCCGCATGAGGGCATCTCGCCGACGCGGCACGGCGAACTGCCCGCCTCGCGCCGCTTCGACTTCTGGGGCAATGGGCGCATCGAAGGGCGGGTCCGGATCGAAGGTGCCCCGGCCGCGCGCAAGGTGCGGCTGTTCGAGGCGCTGACTGGCCTGCTGATCGCTGAGACTTGGTCCCGCCAGGATGGCTGGTACCGCTTCGATTTCCTCGACCCCGCCCGCGACTACTTCGTGCTGGCGCATGACCACGTGCGCCAGTTCAACGCCGTCATCGTCGACTGGGTTCGCCCCGAACCGACCCTCTATCCATGATCACCTTGTCCGTACCGGTGCGGAACAGCCGCCTCGCCGTGATCGGCCAGGCGCTGGATGCCGGCGCTGCAGGCGGCCTGCTGCGCTTGTACTCCGCACCACGTCTCGACATCGGGCAGGCGTTGACCGAGCAGGTCCTGCTGGCCGAGGTCCGCCTGCCGCAGCCGTGCACGAGGAGCTTGGAGGGCGGCCGGCTGGTGTTTGCACCCATCGGGCAGGCCCTGTGTCAGCGCTCTGGCATCGCCGCATGGGCGCGTCTATCCGACGGCGATGAGCAGTGGGTGGCGGATCTGGACGTGGGGCTGCCGGTCAGTGGGGCGGAGGTCGAGCTGTCGAAGCTGCAGGTCTTCGCGGGCGGCGCGGTCAATGTGGAACTGGCAGAACTGATCGAGTAACTGAGTGACCGTGGATCTTGAATTCCGGGGGGCGTGGAAGCCCCCGAACGGTGGAAGTGCGGATCTCGACTTCGGGGACACGCGGCAAGCAGTCCCCGAGGTGGCCAGCGCCACGCTCCGGATCCGGCTGGGCGCGCCCAAGGCTCGCATCCTGGTTGCCTACGACAACCTGGTGAGCCGCAAGCTGGAAGGCGGCGGCCAGGTGCCGTGGCAGCGCGCGCAGCGCCATGGGGCTGGCCTGCAGGATGGCTGGGACGACACCGCGCGCGATCGCGTCGCCGCGGCGATGGTTTGGCAACCGGGCGACCCGGTGGCCGCCGCCGTCGGGTTGGCCGGTGGTGACAACCACCGCGCCCGCAGCGCCCGCAGCCCGCGGTGGCAGGACGCCGCCCCTGTGATGTCGTCGTCAGGGGACCGCTTCGATCCGCTGGAGCCGCAGCGTGGCGAGTTTGCCGTGCCGTGGGGAGAGGGGGACGCGCTGTCCGGTGGCGCGATGAGTCCGTTCGTCTGGCTGGTGCCGCGCCCACATGGGCAGGTGCAGGTGTGGCAGCCCGCCGTGCCGCTGGCATGGCGGCAGGGGTTCGGTTTCTCGCCGGGACGCGGGCACACAGGCCGTTGGTCGGTGCCTTGGGAGATCGGGCGGCAGCCACGACTAGGCGAGTCGCATCTGCCGGTCGAGCCGCCACCCACCCAACCTGAACCCCGCTACCACCCCGATCTCAACTTCATCTGTCCCGCGACCCGCACGGGGCTCGCGTGGCGCCCCGCGCTGTGGCTGGACTTCGGTACGCACCCGTGTGGGCAACCGGGTACCGGGGTCTTCAGTGTCCCCATCCTCAAGGTCTACTTTGTGAGCAACTCCGTCGACGTCGTGCGCCTGCCTGGTCGCGAGCCCATTCCTGCCAAGAGCGTACGGCTCTCCGTGGATGAAGGTTCGTGGGCCTGGGGGCTCTCGGCGAGCCTGCCCTACCGGGCGCTGGAAATGGTCGAGCCGACCGCGTCCGGGCCGGTGGAGATCGAGATCACCATCAACGGTGTGACCTGGGTGATGCTGGTCGAGGGGTTCGATGTGCGGCGCGAGTTCGGGCAGGCGAGCCTCAACATCCGGGGGCGATCAACCGCAGCCTACCTGGCCGCACCCTATGCACCCAAGCGGTCGTTCATCCCAGCCGCACCCTTCGCCGCACGCCAGTTGGCCGAGCAGGAGCTGACGCGTGCGGGGCTGGTGACCGGCTTCGGCCTCGACTGGCGCTTGCCGGACTGGCTGGTGCCCGAGGGCAGCTGGGGCTACCAGTCGCTGAGCCCGATGGAGGTGATCGGCCGCATCACCGAAGCCGTCGGCGGTTACGTCAACGCCCATCCGCGCCTGCGCACGCTGGTGGCGAAGCCGCGCTATCCGGTGCTGCCGTGGAACTGGGCGACCGCGCCCGCCGACCGGGTCCTGCCCATCGATGTGGTCAAGACCTTGAACCTGCGTTGGGAGGAGAAGCCGACTTTCAACGCGGTGTACGTCTGTGGCGAACGCGAGGGCGTGACCGGCCACGTGGTCCGCGCCGGCATGGCGGGCGATCTGATGGCGCCTACCGTGGTCGATGGGCTGATCACGCATGCGGATGCCGCGCGGGAGCGGGGCGGGGCGATCCTGGCCGACGTGGGCCGCCAAGCCAGGGTGACCCTGGAGTTACCGATGCTGAATACGCTCGGCCTGCTTGATCCGGGCTTGTTGCTTGCAGTGGGTGAGGGTGGCGACAACTGGCGCGGCCTGGTACGCGCCAGCAGCGTCGCCGCCGAATGGACGGAATCCCTGAGCGTGCGCCAGACCATCGAGGTCGAGCGCCATTACCTGTAGCCGTCCCGGGTGCCCAGGGATTCCATTGCATTCGGCGTTGATTGCAACGCTGATGCGGCGTCGGTTCTGATCACGTCCTCTTCGCCGGTATGGCGCACGAACGCGATCGGAGCCCAATGTCGCACCGGGCTCTAAGGCAAGAGCCTCTCAGAAAGGATCAATCCCGACGATTGTTCCGTGCGTGCGCTTCCCAGTCGAACGGGGGCGTGCTCTCAAGAACATACGGCCAGAAATTTGCTGCTGGGGCGGCTGGCTGTTCTTGGGTAGGTGGATAGTACGCGGGGGGCTGCGAGGCGACATAGCCATGCACCGGTGGTGCATTGTCGGGAACCCACGGCGAGAGGTTGTGGAAGACATTCGCAGGCGGAGGAGCCCATTGCTCATGGGCAGACGAAGACTGCGTGGAGCCACGTCGCGCCTCCCAATTCACCGGCGGCGCATTCTCCGGAATCCATTGTTGAAGATTGTGGAAGAAGTTCGCTGGTGGCGAGGAAGCCGCCGTGGGCGAGGAAGGGGCGGAGTTTTCTCGTTCCGGCGAAGACGGCCACGAATCATCAGAGGTGGCTTCACGTATGGTGATGGCTCGTTTGGGCAACGCTTGCCGCAAGCTTTCGGGCGCGGACGTCTTGCGCTGCTCGCGCGAAGAACCAGACGATCCATCCGACCGGTGGAGCGGGTTCATTGCATGTGCGATGTTATTGATCTTGCTACCAATACGTTTCATATAGTTTTGGCTATTTCAAGGGGATTTTGTTTAAAAAATGATTTCTCGGGACGGAAAGCGAAACTACCTATGAGTTCTTTATTCTGCTTTTTGAGGTGGCGAAGGTTTTTGTTTGTTTACGAATGTCTTCTGACCTCGCTTTTCGCACCAAAATTGGGCGTATTAAACAAATAGTTGGATACTCCGTGAATGGCGGCGAGCTGATTCCTTGCGGAAAGACGTTTGGCTGGAGCTATTGGGGCGGCATCCTGATTTGGGGCGAAGCTGTCTAAAAGAAGGTCTTCTTGCGATCAGAGGCGGCACGACTCTGTGCGCTGAATTTGGTTTAAAAAAAATATATCTTTGTTTTGCTTTAAGTATTTATTTAATAAAATTGTGCTGTTCGGCGCACTATTTTCACGATAGCCCCTGGCTCCATTGGTACGGCGGCGTGCAGCATTGCAATGTCCCTTTTTTTTCACGACCGCAGGAGAAGACAAGTGCCTAATCTGTGGCGGCAGTTCGAAGAACTGCTGCCGAATTCCCCATTGCTGGTCGGCACGGTAGTGACCCGCCACGTCGACGGCACGGTTACCGTCCAGCTGCTCGGGGGCGGACTCGTGCGTGCCACGGGCGCCGGTGAGCCCGACCAACGCCTGTTCGTGCGCGGCACCGAAGTGATCGGCACCGCCCCGACGTTGCCGACCGTCGACATCGAAGTCTGAATTTCCTTTTCCCTTTGCAACTGGAACCCGCCCTTGAGGCGGGTTTTGTTTTTTTGGAGCACGTCAATGAACGCACCGATGGTGGCCGACGGCATGGTGACCATGCCGCGGGCCGAATTCGAGGAATTGCTGGAGCGGGTCGCCGAGAGCGGCGCACGCGCGGCGCTGGCCGAAGTGGGCCTGGATGGCGAGAACGCAGGCAACGACATCCGCGAGCTGCGCGGCCTGCTGGATGCCTTCAACGAGGCCAAGCGCACCGCCTGGCAAACCATGGTCCGGATGATCACCACCGGCCTGGTGCTGGCGTTGGTGGCAGGGGCGGTCATCAAGTTCGAACTGTTAAAGGGGGCGCGATGATCGAGACCCTCCTGGGCGGTTTGTTGGGCGGCACCTTCCGCCTGGCCCCTGAAATCCTGAAGTGGCTTGATCGCAAGGGCGAGCGCGGCCACGAGCTCGCCATGCAGGACAAGGCGTTGGAGTTCGAGAAGGTACGCGGCGCGCAGCGCATGGCCGAGATCGGTGCGACTGCGGATGCGGCCTGGAACACCGGCGCTATTGAAGCGCTGCGCGATTCCATCACGGCGCAGGGCCAGACCTCTGGCGTGCCGTGGGCCGATGCGCTGTCGATCACCGTGCGACCGGTGATCACCTACTCCTTCATGGCGTTGTACTGCGCTGCGAAGGCGGCCGTATTCACGGGAGCGATCACTGCCGGGGCGGGTTGGATCACGGCGACGGTACATGCGTGGACCGAGGCTGACCAAGCGCTGTGGGCGGGCGTACTGAACTTCTGGTTCTTGGGTCGCACGCTGGACAAGATGAATCGGGGGCAATGATGGCACGTACTGGAGTAGTTCCACAGTCCGCAATCGACCTGGCCAAGCGCTTCGAGGGATTCCACCGCGTGCCGAAAGACGATCCGCTCAAGCACGCTCACCCCTACATTTGCCCAGCAGGATTTTGGACAGTTGGCTACGGCCATCTCTGCGATCCCGCGCACCCGCCCATCACGCAGGCGCAGGCTGAAGCCTATCTGGCGGCGGATTCCGTGGTGGCGCTTAACGCAGTGCTGCGCTTCTGCCCGGTGCTCGCCACCGAGCCAGAGGGGCGGCTCGCCGCCATCGTGGATTTCACCTTCAACCTCGGGGCAGGGCGGCTGCAGACCTCAACCTTGCGGCGACGGATCAACCAGCGAGACTGGATTGCCGCTGCGGCCGAACTGCGCCGCTGGGTCTACGGTGGCGGCAAGGTGTTGCCGGGACTGCTCGCGCGTCGCGAGGCCGAAGTCGCTTTATTGCGAGCGAATTGAAGTCGCGCTTGGCTTCTCGCCCGAACAGCGCGTTCATGTCATCACACCAACCACACCGGAGTTCAAGATGTTCACATCCATGCGATTCAAAACCCCCGTGATCGATGACGCGCTGTACAGCAACATGGACGCCATGCTGAAGGACAAACTGCTCGATCTCTTTAAGTACGCTATGCGGTCCGTCGCCGCGACCTTGGCGCGCGCAGCGCAATTCGACACCAGCGATTTCGCAAATACGGGAGCGAGCGGCTGCGATGGTTTCACGCTGGCCATCCGGCAGGTCTTCCCCGGCGAGCTCGAGGCATGGCTCGGCGTCTTCGAGAACGGCGAGCAGCGGCTTGAAGTGGTTGGGCACCTCGAATAAGCGCCAATGTGGCCGGGTAGACCGGCCACTGATCCATTTGGGTGCTAATCGCTACAGCATCTTCTGTATGTCGCTCAGCGCGCCATCCAGCTCCAGCTTGAGCGGGAGCAGCAGGCAGTGCAGGCAGCGACATTCCCAAGCGTGCTCGCTCCATACTTCAAGCAATTGCAGGATGCCGACGAGCCCATAGCTGACATTCAACAGTCGGGCGCAGGCTTCTTCCGTCGTTGTGTAGATTAGCGTGCTGGTCGCCTCCAACTGGCGCAGCGTTGCCACTGTGGTGCGCACGGTGCGCTTACTGTCGCGCCCCGCTTGCGGCGCAAGGCAGCGCGTTTGCTCGCATAACCGGGCCAAGGCGAGGGATTGGGGAGAGGGGTTTTGCTCACGCATGCCATGCCTCCAGAAGACTGGTGACAGCACATGGCAATGGAGAGATGTCGCCAAATGATGGCGACAAAAAGGCTTGCTTAACGCAAGCAGAGGCGGTGGGCATTGCGGGCTCCGTGTTGTAGATGGCCCGTCCCTCATTTCCACATGAGCGGGCAGGCCAGACAGCGGGGGTGGAAAACCGGTACACGGCGACCGGCCAGCCCGAAGGCTGCCCCGCCCGGCCTGCGGCGCTTATTGTAAGCGTGCACGTATGCTCTGGACAGAAATGGCCGCAGAGCATCAGCCCGCCGTGTACCAATTCGGGTTTCCACGCCCGGTCACCGCTGTATCGGCGACACGGACAGTCTTCGGGAATGTGGGGGGAGAGTCA